CAACGACAACCACGATCGGTATTTATATTGCAAATAAGACCATCACGGAAGACCTGAAAGTTGTTGGTTATATAAATAAACCATTCACCAAATCAGTTATCAGTAAGCTGGATGATATTGTAGCTGATGCCTTGCAAGCTGATGATATCACACAAGAACAAGTGTTTCATTATATCGATGCATGCCAGTGGCTGTTTGGCGGAAAACTCGCTCATATTATAAATCCATCGTTGAGTTCTAATATTCTGTCGCTTCCTCCTGACGCTGCAAAGCTTCGTGATAAGCTTCTCAAAGAAAATGAGAAAGCGTTGAAAGAAGACAACGATCCGTTAGTTACTCGTAAGGTTGAATTGGAAGTTACGGAGAAAGCCCTGGAGTCCATGCGCCGTAAGAATGATCCAGCTATGGATATCTTCGATTCCAAATGCGGTGTAGATCCATATAACAACTACAAGACAATGTTTGTCATGAAGGGCGCAATCAAGGATAATACCGGACTGTATAAATCTGGTTATAAGGTTGCTACTTCTGATTACGATAAGGGACTGTCAATCGAAGATCAGGCGAAAGTTGCAGATAACTTGGTTACTTCCTCGTACGCTTCTGGCGTTAAAACACAAGATGCCGGTTATCAGGGCAAGAAGTTTAATGCGACAAAGCAGGGTGTTCGACTTGGCCCAAGAGGTTCTGACTGTGGCACTACGGATACCGAAGATGTTGTTATCGATGAAGCTAATGCGGAAGAGTGGGGGCAGTATCATTTCATTATGGAAGGCGGCAAGCCAGTAATGCTGACTCCGAAAAATATCAACAAGTACATGGGCAAGAAAGTTAAGATGCGTGTGCCAGATCATTGCAAGATGAAAGATGATCAGTATTGCAACGTGTGCTTCGGCGATCGCTCTTATCGTATTGATGTAACCAATATCGGACTGGCTATGAACATCGCCTGTGGTGCAATGTTGAATGCAAGCTTAAAAACAAAGCATGATACAACCATTCGATCCTATAAACTTGACATTGATCGAGATCTCCTGATGTTCGCTTAACTTTTTACGTTAGCAGGAACACAACCATAAGAACTATGGAGGTGAAAGGAAATGTCACTGTTTAAATCAAAAGATGATGCTGCATGTGAAAAACTTTTCGTGAAAATAATGGCCAGAATTGAAAAGCTAGAACTTGCAGTTTCAGATTCTATCTCAGATCAGAAAGCGATTCAGAACCAAATAGAAACGCTGCAGCAAACTCTTATTCTGATTAAAGAAATGCTATCCGATTTGAGCGACGATATGTGTTTACCTAAAACACGATGGTCTACGGCAAAGAACCGTACGATGTGTCATACTGCTACACCAGAACGAGGTAAAAGATATTATCCGAGGGGTTAAGTCCCCTCGGATTCTGTCCAATCAAATCAGAAATATAAATTATATGGGTGTAGGAAAGGAGGCTGATATGTATGACTTAGTTCATTACAGTACGTTATCAACCTTGTTTCTGAAAGGAGTTAATGGATGGGACAGATAGTTATTGAGAATGAAGCTGACTATCCAGTATTTAAGACAAAGACAGTTGAGCATTACAAGCCAAAAGGACGCAAAATTGTAGGCGTCAGAATGAAGATGATTTCGCATGATGAAGAATATGCGAAGAGAGTAAAAGCAGGAACAGCGATTGATATCACCAATCCAGAATTTGAGATGCCAAAGACTGGACGGAAAACCATTGATGGTATTTTCACTCCGCTGTTTGGTCCTGATTCGGACAGTGATACACCGGTGTATTCCTGTGATTGTCACAAGACGACCGGTTCGGCAAAAGCCGGTCAAATTTGTCCAGAGTGCGGTACGGAAGTAAGATCCATTAAGGCGGATCTTCGTATTGTTGCTCATATCGACATCTATCCGTATTTTATCATGACCTATCATGGTATTAATGCGCTGAAGAAGATCATCAGACCAATCGAATCCGTATACACCAAAACACCCCGCATTGATGTGAAGGGTAAGATTGTTGATGATGGAAGTTTGTCGATCATGGACATTTATAACAATTATGATGAAGTATACTATCCGATCACAAAGCTTCCCAAGAAGTATGCATTCTGTTCGAAGATACCGGTTTATAGTTCGAAGCTGAGACCGTTTATCAAGAATGGTATCAGTGTTTCTGTGCTGAAGGTGAATACCAAGTATCAGTCCATTGTAACGATGAGACGTGACTTGAAAGCAATTGCTCCGTTAGAAGGACAACTGCAGGCACGAAGAACGTTAAACCAGATACAGCAGGATTTCATTGAGATCTGCGATCATATCAAAGGGCAGATTGGTGGTAAGACAGGAATTATCAGACGGTTCATGGCATCCGGTCGAATTGACTACTCTTCTCGAATGGTTATCAAAACCGGTCCGAGATTGTATCCGAATGAGATTGAGATTCCGTATACCACTGCAATGGTCATCTGGGAAGAGGAGATCGTAAATCGATACGCGCGAATCCATCAGTGTAGTGTAGCCACTGCATTGAAAGCATTTAACGATGCACTGTATTATTATGACAAGGGATTTGCAAATATCTTTAACACAATTTGTCGTAAGAAAGGCGGATTGTGGACATTCATTAATCGAAATCCAACGATTAACGAAAAAGGAACTCCATTGGTAAAGATTAAAAAGTGTCACGATGTGTATGACGATTTTACTATGGATCTTCCGCCGGATATACTTCCGGGATTGGGCGCGGACTCAGCGAAAGCTGCATCACTTAGCCATTGTGGTCCGCTATGGCAGCAATGTCATACAAGAATAACTCGGTGAACGCCTAACAAGCGGTGTGTGCAATTCATTGCATGCTAACGGTAAGAGTGAGATAAGGTTAGGTATGAGAATAGCCCGCTCATATCATTCCGTAAGGTCTAAACTAACACGAATGAGCTCTCTAAGAGAATATGACTCCATTTATAATGGACAGAGTATAATACCGTGCCCGGAAACGGGTGTAACGACTATCACGAAAGTGAGTAGGTGCATGGTGGAAGCTATGTACCGAAGCCCCGAGACCCAATGGTGAATTGGGTGAAGAGATAGTCTATTGATGCAAATAAATATCAAAGACGATGGTGATTGGGAATTAGTAGGTTAAGCTAGGACCTCTAATTCATGGTCCCCACCTACAGGAATGTGGGTATGGGTATCCTATTGAATTGCTGGGAAGTCACTCAATGCCTATCAGCCTATATATGGTTACGAAAGTAGAAACAAGTGATAGGATGGATATATGGTTAAATCCTAAGTATCCGGAGTTTAATAACTCAAAGGTGCAATCAGCAGCGAAGCCGTATTGTCATGATACGGAACGTTCAGAGACTATCGAAAGCTATAAATCCATAAGAGCTAGAAATAGCAGGGTTGAAAATAAGGTATCACAGGATACACGAAGCAAGTAGAGTAGGCGAAAGCCGAAGTGGTAGGGGTCCCAATGTTCAACAATGAATAATGGATCAAGATATAGTCCTCAGGTTTATATAAACTTGGCAATTGACTCTAGCAGCTATTAAACATTCGGGATTAATCAAGTATTTCAAGTGTTTTAACCCGGTCTATATGTTCATAGATAGGGCAACTGGATACTTTGATCCGGCTATGGGATTTAAGAAGGATTATATTGCAGTATTGTCTTCCCTGTGGAGAATGAGTGCTGCAATTCATGACTTCATGGTAGATCCCAATGAAACAACCGTATGTGATCTGAGGGAACTCGGCATTGATGTGTACGATCCTTCAGAAGATCAAAAAGAGAAACGTAGTGAACTTTATAAGAAAGCGATGAAAGCTCCAAAGGAGTGGAGGAATCGCGCTCTTATAGTAGGAAATGCAGCGGAGGAATATCTGTAAATGAAATAGTGGGTGCCCGTTAATTGGGCACCCATTTATTTTATAAAAAAGAAAGAAAGGATAACGGAGATTATGACAACAGAAGATATTTTGGCTGAATTACGAAGTGAAACAGCGAAACTATTCGAAGACAATAAATCAAAAGTTAAAACAGATCCTGAGAAAACGTATTTGGACTACTTAAAAGCAACGCGAAGCAGAAGTCAGTTTACAATATATGACGAAGATCATAATCCTGGCGAATCATTATCAACAATACCAGGAATTGATTTACATCGTATTGAAGCTGCTGCAGAAGACGATTACAGGACTCGTCATTATGCAGATGATAATGTAGAGTTGAAACTCGATCAATTAGCAGTCGCGTTGGATAAGATACGAAAGATACAAGAACAACAACGGAAGCTTGAAATACCAAAGAATAAGAGCACGATATATAATGTACTACGAATGCGTATTCCAGCTTATGTAACATTAGAGAATATCAAGATAACAAAACGCGGAATTGTGAAATCGTTATATTGGTATTATTTGGAACAAGCTTCAAAGAACTTTGGTAGTCGAATGTTGAAGAATATTGCTGTATCAATACGAGAGAATTCTTCTATTCGAATTTATGCAAATCATATTGATTCTATTGTTGTCTATTGGAAGTGAACTAATATGGGCCGGAATTCAACCGGCCCATTCTTTTTTGTCCTGACCCCTGGAAAACTCTTAATTACTCCTAATAATGCATATATAGGTCCTAGCAAGAATTCTTTGGTATATACACATCCTACTGATAAACAATGTAGTTATGAGCCTGACTTGAGTAATATAAATGCAGCAACATTGCAAGGATATACTTATGATCAGATTATAAGTAATGCTGGACTGAGCACTGTAAGGATACAAAACTCGTCTATAGTTGCATTGTTTAATAATAGTAACAGTTCGGTGTCATATTCTGGAACGAATGTGATATCATCTTCAGCTTTTAATTATGATGCATTATTGTTTAGCATTAGCGCTTCATTTCCTTCTCAGACACATTCGGATGATGCTGGACGAGGATGTTATTTTTCGATACACCTTCCAAATTATGCTACAGATGTTAAAGCTAACTACACGAGAATTTCTTCTACATCTAGCTCATATATGAAACTATCAACTGTTGTGAATTCGACAAAAGAGAGATTTTTGCTAGGCGAGACAACTCGCTTTATACACGTATATGAAGACACATGTACGTTCGACGCGTCGACGAGACTTTTTACGCTTTCGATATATAATATGGACCAAAGTGCTTCAGTTACCATTAGCTATACTGTATACGGCGTAAAATTTTTTAATGTTTAAACATATTCCCTGGCTGCTGGAAAACTTTTATTGGGTAATAATAAGGCTTGGATAGGACCTAATAGAGTTGATCTAACTTCAGATACAATTTACACACATCCGTCAGAGATTCAATGTAATGCATCATCAGAAATAGAGTCTTTAAAATCCTCTGTCAGTAGCGGTAAGTCTCTTATCGCAGCAGCGGTTACTGGCAAGGGTGTATCAACCGCTGCAACAGCTACATTTCAAACAATGGCTAACAATATCAAAAAGATAGATGTTATCACTGATGGAGAGAAAGAGATACTAGATAATCTTGTCTATACTGCTAGTGTTGTTAAGTCTAGGTATTATAGGTATGCCGAAGTTGTATCAGGATCGTTGACAGGAACAGCATCAAACGGAATGTCATATACGCCATCATTAAATACGGCATATGCAAGCACAACAGGGCCCATAGCTATATTAGCACCTTCTTCTGGGTCAAATATTCGATACAGTTTGGAGGTAACTGCTATAGATGCATTAACCGTGAAAGCTTCTGTTACTCCATTTAGTAGTACATATTACACGTGTCCTCCTGCAACAATTCTTAGTATGGATGACACATATGTGACTTTTAGATTGTACGGAGCCAGCGGACGAGCATATGTTGACAGTACTGGAACAACCATCACATGGACCAGTGATCTTGTAATAAAGGCGAAATATGGAATTGCAGATATGACGATAGAATATTATAATTGTCCAACGTCCATAGACTCTTCTCTGCTGACCGTAACTTGGTAAATAATTGCCCCCTCGTAATGAGGGGGCGTTTATCTTACTTGAGATACAGTTTATATGTGATGCTAGTGTTCTTGTCAACAACGCGCATCTTGGTAACATTAAATGACATCTTGCAATCAGACTTCTTAGGAACTAATTCTGGATACTTGTCTTTAAATCCCTTGATCTCTTTGCCCTCTTTATCGATAGCAATAAACTTCCAACTAGAAGATGGCTTTTCCGCATCAGCAAGAATCGCTAATGAATATTTACCTTCGAGATTGATGTGTTTCTCATATGGAGTAAATTCCAACTCGCTTTTATGCTTCATCAAAGCTTTACCAAGCGCGTCTGCTAACTCTCCGTCATCCGCGTCGTCATCATCCTGAAGGTCTTCCGCCATTTTTTCAATCTTAGCGGTAGACACATAACCACGGACGTCTTTCTTCTTAACCGGCTTATCATCTTCGTCATCATCTTCAGAAGAATAGATTTTAACAGAACCCTTCTTGTTCTTATTTTTCTTTTCTTTCTTTTTTGTTTTCTCATCAGAGACATACACATCATCATTGTCAAGAGAACCACGAAGGAATCGAGTGGTAAGAGCAAGGATTGCCTTATCGTCGTCAGCCTCTCCAGCTTTGCTGTCTTTCTCTTTCTTGTATTCCAAATCAGTAATCTGTTTTGCAATAGAAGTGAGTTCTTTGATAGCAGATAACTTTGAGTTCTTAACAGAAATTAAGTTAGCAATTTGAGAAGACCGATACATTGTCTTCATATTCGGACGATTTGCAAGATCTTCTTTAATGCTCTCTGCCAGTTCATCATACTCACCAATGATACCATGAATCATGTTAACCATTGGAGTATAACGAAGACCGTAAGTGGTATCTAACGTATCGGCTTTTGCCGGCTTCTCTTCCTCATCATCACTCTCAGCTGCAGCTTCTTCTGCAACTTTATCGGCATTATTGAAGATGCTTTTCAGAAGTTTCTTACGTGCCTTCTTATCCATCTTCTTTGACTTTTTGTTATCTGAACTATTCGATACAGCAGGTTTAGAAGTTTCTGCAGCAACATTATGCTTTACTTCATTCTTTTCCCGATACATATCGAGACGCTGCTCCAATGCTGCCAGATCAGTCACCAAATCCGTTTTTGGAGATGCTGGTGGAAGCTCACTGATATGACGAAGGATCATGTATCCATCTTTGTCATACTCCATTTCCGGATCATGTTCTAATGCTTTACTGCCTGAACCTTTTGAGGCTCGTTTATATTCCTTCTTGGCGAACTTTCTCATTTCGTCAATTTTAGGTCGTGCCAAGTAAATCCCTCCCATTAAGAGCGTTTATTGAAATGTCTCGGTGGTTATTTATCGATCGAATGACTGACCAACATTTGTCTAAGGCGGTGATGAAGTTGAAACAAATTTTGCCGATGAAGAAAGGATCGAAAGCGTCCATCTTTAACGTGATGCAATTTTCGAATTGGAAGCATAGAGCACCAGATGAGAGAAAACCAGGTACGCCGAATGTGCTGTTTATTGTTTATAAAGATGAAAAGGGTAAAAAAGGAGTAAAGATGGTTCCGAAGCCGAAAATGGAAATCGGATTTACGAAACCAGAATATAGAAATGAATGGAGCACAATCCGAGCATACGTTCCGTTAGATAAGGTGTATCTGGAAGAAGTAGAAGCAACGAAAGTCTTAGGAAGAATTGCAGAAGAAGCAAGAAAGTGCAGTGATCAAAGGTCCAGATCGTTAATTAAGATATATGATAATGCAAATGCAACGGGAAATTATCATGCTCGGAAAGAGATGTTTAAGTTTCATCATACTTTCATGAGTGACATTTCCGTAGAAGACTCGTATCGAATTCATTTGGCATTGCAGTATGACTTGATGCAGAATCATATTGTAAACAAAGCATTCCTCGATATCGAGAATGATATCAATGGATTAACGACTTCCGAATTGGATGATCATATGGCACCGATGACAGCTGTTACGATCATCTTTGATTATGATCCATTTACGAAAAAGGATAAGCCGTGTGTTTGTACGTTTCTATTAAGAGATTATGAGAAGTATCCACAGCAGAAATATTTTGAAGAACATTTGGATGATTTTATCAAAGAGTGTCATGACACATTTGATCAAATTCCGATTAAAGTAAAGAATAAGAAATTTATAGCACCGAATACAGAAGCGGCATATCATATCAAATTTTACGATAAAGAAGAAGATCTACTAACAGCAGTATTCAAAACGATTAACACGATTAAACCAGATATTATTGGTGTTTGGAATATTGCATATGACTTACCACAAATGAAAGGAAGAATGGAGCATCTTGGAATGGATCCGCTAAAAGAAATGTGTGATCCGGTGTTTCCAAAGGAGTTTCAATTCATCGAGTTTAATATTGACCGTCGTGGAAATATTGATCAAGCAGATAGAAAGACTTTTATCAAGATGGCTTCGACGACATTGTATATTGACCAGATGCAATCCTATGCACAAATTCGTAAAGGCCGAAAGTCATATGGTTCTAATAAGCTAGATAATATTGCGTCGATTGAACTTGGTGTTGGTAAGCATACGTTTGATGAAGGCGTGAACATTGCGAATGCACCGGTGAAATCCTGGTGGAAATACGTGTTGTACAACATCAATGACGTTTGGCTTCAGGTGTTGATTGATCGATATACGAATGACATGATGTCACTGGTTATTGATTCAAATCAGTCTGCATGCGCGATTGAGAATCTGACAAAACAAACGCGTTATCAGAAACAGATCTATTATTTGAACTATCTTCGTCGGTCGTTTATTGCCGGTAATAATAAGAATAACGATTATATTGGCGGCAGAACAGATGAACGAGCCGACATGTTACGAGAGTTAAAAGAAGCTCGTAAGATGAGAAAACTGTTAGATGATGAAGAAGACGAGGATGAAACAGAAGAGAAGGAAGAAGTTGATCTGGAATATGATGAATATCTGGACGATGATGACGATCCGGATGTAATCAAAGCAAAACAGATTACAGATGTGTATGCAGATAGTCCGGATAGACCATTGCGACTAAAAGGTGGGTTGGTTGGTAATCCGAATCTGAATGGTGAGAATGGTGTTGAACTTGTTGAAGGCGTTCCTTCAAAGCATGTATTTAAACGAGCAGTTGACTTCGATTATAAGTCTCTGTATCCATATGCAAAGTATACCAGAAGCATCACCGGTCCGACTCAGATTGGTAGACTGATTATTCCGACTCGAGTATCAAGAAAGCAGAATCCGTTGGATACACCAAACTATATTCCAGGTGCAGAATTCATGTCAGATTACATTGCACAAGATTGGCTGCATTTGGGTGAGGTTTGGTTTAACCTGCCGTCGTTAGAAGAAATTGAGGATCAACTGGATCTATAACCGGACCCAGTTGATCTATAAATTATATAAGTGAAAGGATGTGATTGTGGTGAATCACGAGGTAAAGACACAATATAAAACAAGTCTATCTGACATTATGGCTGCTGCACAAGGTATTGCTGACCTTCCCAAAGTCAATGTCAACACAACGTATCTGCTGTTCTCTGGTGGAGCAATTAGAGCAGTAGATGGAAGAACCAACGCCTTTGTTCATGGAAGAGAGTACAGGATGCATGGTGACATCCTGTGCGAATCGAATACGCTTCTTCCATTGTCTAAGGTGCTAAGTTTTTGTTATTTTGTCGATCAGTATGCTCCGACAAGTATGCGAGCTTATTATGTCGTTTATGATAACGATATTCAGGCGATTCGAATTATGTTTGATTATCATGGTATGTGCGACTACATTTGGAAACTGAAGCCATTATCGGAGATGAATTCAAGCTATGTCTACTGAAATCGATTATACAAAGTTTACCGATGTATGTAAACGTGCGGCAAAATCGGAGTTCAAGTCATTTATTGTTCATAATCGGATGGTTATGGGGTTCTATGATTTGTCGCAAGACTCTGATATTGGTATGCATTATATATTGCACATTCCAGATGATTATGATAACGTATTTGATCAATCATTCTTATGGGACAACGAAATATTTATCAAACGGTTAAACGAGTTACGGAATAAGATCAAAGATGAACGAGCTAAGTTAAAGCTTCCGCCAAGAGCCGTCACTGGAGCAATGAAATGGAGAGAAGATGGGGAAACACTCATTGTTGAAACCAGCCTTCAAATCCATGAGTTAGTTCCACCTCCAGCAGAATCAAAGAGAAAGACGCCAATTCTTGGTGATGTTGTAATGGATCTTGGGTTTGATATGGAGTGTAGAACGTTTAATGATAAAAACATGCCTCCAGAAGTAGAAAACATGCTGCGTTCTTTGACCACAGTAATTGATCGTATAGAAGATAAGATTATTACAGTAGATATATTGCAGAATGATCTTGTGAAAACGGTTCAAGATTTTCCGCGAATATTCTATTGTAAGTTGGATGCATTTGGAGAAACGATTCAAGTGCCTCTGATGAAATCCTTCTTCCGTGGTATCAACACGTTTGATAAACTATATTTCAATGTATATCCAACGAATATCAAGGGTGTATATATCTATCTAATATCGTTATCAGCAAAGGGGTTAACAGATCGATATATCTCCTATATTCAAAACTTCAAATAATCAGCAAAGCAAAGGTCCCCTGGGTTAATTCCCAGGGGACTTATTTTTTTTTGTCAAGTTGCTACGCTAAACGAGCGTTTGCTCACTTCGCAGCCTTATCCTTGGCGGCGGCTACGGTAGCCTTAACCTTACCACCCTTGGTCGCTGCATAGTGCTTCTTCGCCATAGCAGCAGCCTTGGTGCCATACTTCTTCTTCATCGCATCGCGATTGGTCTTCTTCAGCGCGCAAGCCAGCTTGTACTTCTTGTAGTTCTTGTCGTTGTTCTTACGAGCCAGATACAGGACGTACAGCATCTCCAGACGCTTCAGAGTAGCCTGCTTGTTCAGACGCACGTAGTTGATCTTCGGGTTAGACGGCATTGCAGCAGCCTCAGAAATGTAACCCTGACCAACCAGATAGCTGGACAGATGAGCATAAGCGGTCTCAGTCGCCTCTTCCAGCGACTCACAGATGTCACCCATAACCTCGCCCTGGATGATCAGCGGCATACCAATAGAAGCAGCCTCCTGCATCTCCTCATCAGTGACTTCCTCGCTGTCCAGATCATAACCATCCGCAGCGTCTTTCAGCTCGTTGATTGCACTCTCATCAAGCGTTCCAGCGACAAACTGGCGGAGCGCATTCAGAGTAATAGCCATTCGTGTGTGCCTCCTTATAAAGAGTATTTTAAATTCATATGAATTCCGATAAAGATGGTATTATCGTTATTATGATGTTCACAATGTTTGTTTTGAAGGTTTATCCAACAGATAATCAAGGTGGTGATGAAGTTGGTCATACGAGACGAATGGGTCAGTCATATGACAAAAGCGTTGTGTTTGAAACATCCGGGAAAGTCGAAAGATAAAATAAGAGAGCAAGTTGAAAAGATTTTTGATAAGAAGTTTGTAGATACGAAGTGTCAGATTTATGATAATTATAATGAAGAGATTTATGACGTGACATTAGCCGGGACTCTGGATTGGATAAAAGATAAGAATCCGTTAATCTGTGAGTCCGGTGTATTTTTTCATCAGAAATCAGAGTGTAGAAGTTTGCAAACTGAAATTATCAAAGAATGCATGCTTGATATGCGTGACATTCATAAAGGTGAGAAGTTTAAAGCGATGGAAGCTGGAGATTCTATTACAGCAGGTATTAAGGATCTTCAGCAGAATAACGATAAGAAAGCGGCAAACTCTGGATATGGAGCCGAGGGTGAGAAATCGTCATTCTTGTTTAATCTTCACTCCGCAATGTCAGTCACAGCAGCTGGACGAGGTCAGTTATCAACAGCAATGCAGTCGATGGAGAACTATTTCGGTGATAGTGTAAAGTTCTTTGATGAAAACGACTTTTTAACGTTTGTGATGAATATTGTCAGTGAGAAAACGGATTGGAAATTCAACACATTTGATTATATTGAAATTATTCCGAGTAAGAAGGAATTTGTTGAACGATTTAGAACTAAGTTTCGTTTTGTAAGAAAAGCTCCCATTCAGACAATCGAAAACGTATATGAATCCTTGAATGAGGAAATGCGTGTTAGAGTCTTTTATAAGTGTAATATGAGAGCATTCTTATTACAACCAAAGATAACGAAATTAATTGAAAAATTAGCAGAAACAAAAGTTGAATTCATCGACCCGAATAAGATTGTTGGAGATATCGCAGAGCCGTTAGCAAAGTTACAAGAATTATGCATTGAGTTTGTGAATTATAAATTCTCAGTATATAAATATGAAGATCGTAGTAAGAGTCTTCCGAGATCTGTGATCATTGTGTCTGATACCGACTCTTAATGGCTAGGAGTCACTAAATCTATTTAATTGACGGGGAAGCGAGCTGGTAACTCGGTAGTACAAACTTAAACATCATCAGAAGAGGTGATGTTTTGGGCAAGAAACCATGGAAATATGCAAAGTGTGATAAATGCGATTTGGGGAATCGTTATAGAGTATATGAATCTGGCATGATAGTAGATAACTTCACCGGAGGCATGGTTCTTTGGATAAGAGGAAGCAGCCACGGATATCCTGAAGTATATCTGCATGACGTTAACGGAAAACATTACAATCTTTTAGCTCATCGAATTGTTGCACATACGTATATTGGAGACGTTACGGGGAAAATTGTGCATCATAGTGATGAGAATAAAGAAAATCCAGCTGTAGATAATTTGATTATTGAGGATACACAAACTGATCATTTACAGCACCATGTTGTTGGGGATTCTAATCCAACGGCAGTTCTTACAAATGAAGAAGTACACTCTATTTGTAAGTTATTAGAAGATCGTGTTCCGTTTCCAAAAATAATCGAACAGGTTCATAATCCAAATTTGACACCAGATATTATATCAAAAATATCTGTAGGAAAGAATTGGTATAACATTTCGTCGCAATATAACATCCCCAGAGTAAAACGATCGATCATGAATGAGTTTAGTAGTATGGCAGAAGAAATCGGCAAAACTATTGTTGAAAATAATCTTACAATATTAGAAGCTGCCGATTATTTTGGTATAGAACGAGGAACAAAACGTTATGATCGATTCCATAAATGTGCAAAACGATATGTTGAGAAATATAAGAATAACCATGGTCTTGATGTTTAAGTTTGTATATCGCCTAAAGCCATGCACACGAAGTTATCGTAGTAATACAGATAATGGTTCATCGTAATGGATGAAGTATCGTAAAAGAGGCATGGATATATGGTCAACCCGCAGCGAACAGTCTCAGAAATGAGATTGACGTTCGACGGTCAACTGAAAGCGTCCAGTAACGTAGTATTGGGTAGCGTGAGTAAGATAGGGGCAAACGCGTTCCGAAAATATAGACATAAACCAGACAGTTCTGGTTGGATGATATGACCTGGGCATCCAGGGAAAGCCTGGAGAAGTTCATAAGAGAACTGCATAGCGTAGCGAACTATGTGAACAAAGCGGTGTTTGTAAACTGCGATCCGTTGTTTAACTTTATAACAGATACAGTATTAGCAGGAAACAAATCAATTCATGAAGATGAGACATATGATATGCGCATGACAAACGTGATCGTATGTTTAGCCGATTGCGGTATCAAAGCAACCTTAGCGAATTATTTGCAGACTGTTAATGTGGCAGAGGCAGATCGTAAGTTTGTTTTGATGAAGAACGAGTTCCATTATTCGACAATTGTAACAACGTTTGCAATGAAGTCGTATTTTGGATTACAGATTCGTCAGGAGAAAGTTATTTTGGACCCGCCTAAGTTGGATGTTAAGGGTGTAAACTTTTTTAAGTCGACATCTTCAAAACATACGACGGATTTCATTTATGATGAAATTTTGATGGGTGAGATTCTGCAACCGAAAGATGGTAAGATCAAAGTTCGACGGATATTGTCCAAGATTCATCAGTATCAGGAAGAGATGGCTGATCGAATCAGAAGTGGCGACATGGGATATATGAAGGAGTCTATTCGAGTGAAATCTCCTGATGGATATTCTCGTCCGATGTCGATTGGACAATATAAAGCGGTGTATGTGTGGAACAGTGTTTGTGAACAACATGATCTGATTGAATTGCCAGGAACAGTAACAATCGTAAAAGTGAAGATTCGCAAGAGAGAAGATATTGTTCCATTGGCAGATTTTCCGGGGATGTTTGAGAAGTTTGATAAGCTGTTTGAAGATCCGAATCTTTTGAAGGAGCGAGTGAACTCAAAGGGTGAAACAGTTTACGACTTTACTGGAATCAAATCGATTGCATTGCCGGGAACGTATGATAAGGTTCCAGATTGGTTATTGTCGATCATTGACGTAGAAACACTGATTCAAGATAATATGAAGTTGTTTGTCCAGTTGCAGAGACCTCTTGGGTTATCCCCTGGAAGAAGTTCTCATAATGGTGAGACGATGAAGTATTATACGAACATTATTCGGATTTAAAGGTGATAATGGATGTTATTGACGAATTTAATGAATGCGCTCAAGACAGCTAGCGATATGTTCCACAATGACAATGCTCTACATGTTTTTGTTATAGATGAAAACACCTTTGAAGTTGATGGCGATAATAATGGAACTGCAGGTCGTGTTAAAATAAAAATTACAAGACCGTATGACGAGGTTCCCACGGATACAGGATATGCTAACATTATTGAACGTATTTCTATTGAATATATCAGAAGAGAGATGAGGCTATAAAATGCAGATAAAAGCAATCATCATCAATGGCACTGGAGGAAGTGGTAAAGATACGTTTGTTAAATTCTTTACCGAAGCTGTAGCTGGTACAGAAAAAGAACTGAAAGAAAAAGTTGTAAATTTCAGCACCATTGAACCGGAAAAGAAAATTTTGGAGATCGTTGGAAATCATTATGTCAGTGTGCATTCGTCTTCTATTAAGAAGGCGGATGCGTACCGTAACTGTTTGTCAGAATTGAAACGGCATCTCGATGAAACCTACAATGTATCTGATATTGCAATCAGGCGTGTAATGGAAGATATAATTATGCACGATTATACACATTATGATACGGTGTATTTATTTATCCATTGCAGAGAGCCAAAATCAATTGATACTATCAAAAAGCTTATTACAGAAAGCTATCCAGACGAGTATGTTTTTAAGAAATTTAGAGTAGACGTTGGTGTTACAACGCTTCTTGTGCGCGGAAGAGTAATGCCATATCGGTATCATAATGATTCTGATCGGAATGTAGACGATTATGAGTACGACCTTATTATTAATAACTCTGGTCTGTTGAATGAATTAAAGATTGCAGCTACAGCATATTATAAGCAGATAATATCCGATCTAGATACAAATATTTTGTACGGCTCTTTGATTTGTAAGAAAAACACAACCGAATATAGCACACCAAATTTTAACGAATGCTAATCAAGACGTTTGAATGTTAATCTGTAAATAACAGTACAATACGAATTACTTAGTGAAGGAGCAATAACTATGGCAGATTATAATAAGACAAACTACAGCTCTCGAGCTGGTGCATCGGAATCCACCAGCACAAATGGTATCATGCTTCGCAATTATGAAGCGAGGAAGTTTTTAGCATGCTCTCATTGGAACAAAACGGCGGTTATTGAGATCGGTACGATTCCGGATAACGTAGATCAGGATTTTACTGCAATGCGGAACGTGCAGACGATCAAGCAGGTTATGACGTTCAATACCCTGACAACATTGGATCAGATTCTGGAAGATGCGATCGCTTCTATTAAGAGTTCCGGTCAGTTGTCTCCCGCAGGTGCTCCAGCTGGCGCATCGTTTAATAACCTGGTAGAGATTACAGATGGTTCTAATCTGGATCCGAATCTTGGGTTAAAGAAAGGTGTATATCTCGTTATCTATAAAGATTGGGATAACACCAGAACAACACAGAAGTTTGACATTTATCCATTCTCTACTCGGACAATTATTCGTGGCTATGACCACAATACTGGTCGCGGTGTAGAAGACATTGACAAGATTCGTGACCTGAAGGATTTCCATATGTTTGTGCATGAAGCTTGTAAGGCAATGACCAATGCACAGGCGCATGCGATTATGGAAGTCAGCCGCAAAGAGCGCACTAGTTCCATCAGAATGCTGTCTGCTATTGCAAACGGTCTCGGTATCGACATTGGTGCTACTCCGATCTCTGCTACAGCTCCGGCGCGTTCATCTTCGGAGAAGTCTGGCAGCGGTTTCCAGGGTAAGAAGTATGGAGATAGAAGCGGAGGTAAGTATGGTAACAATAACGGAAATGGTGGTTATCGCAATGGTTACACTGGGTATCGAGGAGGTTCTACAGGCGGTTTCCAGAATCGTCAGAATAATAATCGGCCTCAGCAAAATCCGTTCAGCAACGATGACGGTGTTAGCTTAGAGCTGAATATGAACAGTGTGGAGCAAGTGCCGATCGATCAGTTTATGTAAGATGTAAAAGAGTGAGGGCCTTTCATTAGGCCCTCTATCTTGATATAACCTGGTGGTGATAATTTGGATTATCCAGAAAATCCAACACAAGAGTTTTATCCACAGATGTTACAAGTTGGTTCCGTGTTAATCATTGATCATAACATCACTCGGTATCATACTTATGACCTGTTCAAAGTAATGCTTCTGGATAAACAGCATTTTGTGCGGATACTGAAAAAGCGTCCAGAAGTAGAAGAGTTCATTCGAATGAAGAACGATACGATGGCAAAGTTAAGATGGGCATATACCAGTTTCACACCATCTTTTATGCAGGATGTGTTTGGCGATCAGAACAATTATAAGAAGTTATTTAATCAATATCTGTCTAACGAACACATTCAATGTACTCCAACAGTAATGACCGCTGGTATTGATACGATTTTTGAAAATAGAAATATTTGTGGTGCATACCTGCGTCAAAAAGGGGATAAGAGACCATCATTTGATAATGGCGATTTTAAATCTCCTATGAACTTTGCTATGTATTTGACTCCAGACATTTTTGATGTAGAATCGTTGATCAGTTTTGTCAATGCGAATTCGTTTAATGCTGTCATGGTGGATTCAATTCAAGTTGCAGCTACTATGGCATATCAAACCAAAGGTGTTACTTATATTATCGGAACCTATCGGTGGAATTTTGATGAAGCTGGGGAGTTTATGGGAAAAGAACATCTGAACCTAACCGAACTGTCCAATAAGAACGAGTTTGGCGTGTTCTATCCATATAACTTCAAAGCACCAGTGAATAGTGAGAACAAGGAGGAAACAGAAAATGGGAGTGACCCCTCAGATTCAGTCTAATTCAATCAGAGGAGAGTTTAAGGATCAAATTGTTGATACAACAATGAAAGAGATTCACTCTATGATACAAACCGTATTCGGACCATATGCTACCGATGCGTTTATTATCAAAGACAATGTATCTCTGAATAAAACGTATTATACTCGAGACGGCAAAGAGGTTCTGAATTCGTTATCGTTCAATGATCCAGTTGCAAATTATATCAAGAGTATTCTGTATCAGGCCGTAGAACGTCAGGGTTCCAAGATCGGCGATGGCACAACAACGCTTGCGGTATTCTATACGAATTTGTATCGGGTTATTCGAGAGACTGATGAATTAAAAGGATATTCTCTCACCGAGATTCGTAAAGTTTGGAAGATGTTGGTCAATAAGATCAATTCTCTTCTGGAAAGCATTTCTACGAAAGAGATCTCTCGTGATATGTTTGCTTCCATGATCTACACTTGTACACAGGATGCGGAGCTTACCAAATATTTCACCGATAATATTGCGGATAAACTGGAAGAAGATATGTATGTCACTGTGAATCGTTCTGCTTCTGACACTGAGTTGGAAGTTGTCGTTCACGATAAACCCTTGATTAAGGCTGAATTACTGAACTCTCTGTATCATATGGATAGCCTGGAGTTTAATGCAATCACGTTGTTTGTCAATGGTCCGTTGGAGATCAATAATGTAGAAACCTTTCAATTGCTGTGTGAAACTCGATTTGGTTCGTGCAAAAATATCGTTATCATATGTGCCAATACAGCACCAAACACCAGAGAAGTATTCAAGAAATATCTGGCCCAGGTAGGAGAATATGCAAGACAGTCTGGCAAAGATATTAGCGATATTTGCAACAACCTAATCATCATGAAGATTCCGGACTTCATGCAGTATCCAACTGTTATGGTAGAAGATCTCGCTACTTATATCTATGGAACAGATTTCATCACTGGTATCATTAGTCCGATTACCTTTGAATCTCTTCTGTGGCAGTCTATGAGGAGCTTGTTGTCTACCTATGGATCCGATGTTCAGTCTGTTTCTGCTCTGGAGACTTTTGATTTTGACCCGAAGCACATTGATCACATGAAGGACGCACTGATTCGAGTATATCCGGTTGTATATGATGAAACAAAGGGTCTTCAGTTATCGATTCCAATGAATTCCATGGCACAGAATCGGTACGATGAACTTCGCAAAGCAATTGATGATGAAAAGATCTCCACTAAGAAGGGTGACAATATTAAGAGGCTGAAATCTCTCTATGGCCGTTTTATCGAAGTGAATATCGGTTCAAAACTGATGAAGGATGGCCAGCGTAAATATGAGCTTACTTTGGATGCGGTATTGTCTTCTGTGAATGCTCGCACATATGGTGCTTTGACCACAAACTCAATCTGTGCCGCTTATTGTGCATCTTGTGAAGTGAATCGAGAATCATCTTCTGCAATCGAATCTGCTTGTGCAAATATTATTAAAGAGGCATTAGAAAAGACTATTTACGATATGGTAAAGAACGCTTTCCCGAATGCAAAGTACGAACAGTTCGATGAATTGATTAATACGGATCCGATTCTTATTCCGATAGCACGCCCGTTCTCGCATAATCTCTGTGGTATTACTAATCCAGAACAACGCAAGTTCAAGTTTAATCTGAATCGTGAAAACGGTGATGAGATTTTTGATCCTACCTATTCTGATCCTCCGATCGAAGTTGATGGGTTTGTAATTCAGGACGTCATTGTTGAACCTCTTCCTGTAATTACATCTATTTTGGAGAATTCGATCATGATGGTAGAATTGGCTTGTGCGAAGATGATCAACATTGGTTCGTTTATTGGCAACTATATCTAATAAGCAAGGAGTAATCTGCGTATGTTTATTCGTATGCCAGATAAATACTATTGTAATCTAGTTGATAATCTTATGGCTTGGAGCTGTGCATGTGAACAGCGATCTCTCGAAAAAGAATTAGAAACCGTTATGACCAGAAATGCCGTAGGAACAGATTGTCAAAAAGCAGTGATCAAACTTGCATTGGAAGATCTAACCACGCGTTATAAGTTTTATATGGACAATAGAACTTACAACGATATGCTAAAATCAGTTGATGAGATTATGGATAAACGATTGGTTTAAAAATAACGTAAAGTTGCCCCGGGTGTAAATTCCCGGGGCACTCTTCTATGTAGTATAAAATGAAGTTAACTTCAACAATCACTATAACATAAGCCGGAGGTGGTGTTTGGTGCAATTAAAACGATTTTTAGATGATCAATTCTCATTAGGTAAGGGAGCAGTGAAGCTCCCCATTTCGTCCTTATTAGAGCAATACAGAAAGCGATATGCTGCACTTCGTCAGGTTTACAAAACGTTCAAGTATACGATATGGTACGTACAACCAGAAGGAAGAACGATTGTACATTTTAAGGTTCCGTCTGAAACCGTACACAATTTTTTCTATGATGTGTTGCTGGAATTGGATCGTTCTGGCGGTGCTGCAAAATTTGAAGATTGTCATGTAAAAGTGTTCTCCAACTGTCCATCTTTTGTGTACACATATGCACATGTCTTCTATACCATGAAAGATCCGGATACGGGTAAAGATGGAATGATCATCGATAAGTTCAATCAGAAGATTCCAAAGGAACGATTGCTGGTAAAAGGTTCTGAAAAGACGCTTCCAAAAGAATCATTAACGGATGCTCCTACAACAAGAAACCCAGCAAACTTGAATCTCCCCGATAAGAGCATTTATTATGCGATTTTCTATTTGATTGATGAGTTTGATTTTCGTAGAGTGATGTATAGTCGGAACACTATTTCAATGTCGCGTCTGCTGCAGTCTGTTGATAACTTTGATATTCTGATGAAGAATCGAAGAGCCATGGAACTGAAGCAGCGTGAGCAATTACGAGAGACCAGAAAAGTTATTCGAAAAGCAGCACGGCAGAAAGAAGCAGAAATCAATCAGCAAAGCGGACTTGCAACAGTCAACCGAATTAAACCAACTCGTCCCATACGATCACAACGTTCTGGAAATGTCACTAGGGTGAAAGCGATATCTCCAGTTTCAAGACGAAAGAAATGAGAATATAAATTATATCAAAGACAAACGAGCAGTGATGAAAGGCTGTGGTAGAAATGAAGAAGCATGTAATACCAAAAGTCGATGATGGTGTGAAAGGAGCTGACTACGAAAACTTACAGAACTTTTATGCGCGTTGTCAAGTGCACGAGTATGTGAGAAATATCAAAGGTGGAAAGATATTAAAATTTGAGTATGGTGATTTACTCTCTGCATTTACTTCCGGTGACGAAGACGACGATAAAGTCAATTCGTATGTCCAGGCAGTATCGTTTGCAGAGATTACCAAGAAATCGTTTTCAAACAATATCAATGTACTGGTAAGATATATCAACTATTTTATCGAGTATTTTGATGATGATATGGAACTCATGACATCGTATTATTATTTGATGCATACGATTATGATTTCCGATTATGAACTGCCCCCTGATAACTTTATCGATCTGATTCGTTCTACTTTTGCAACGAATACAATGGTTGATAAGATTGTAGCAATGATTGATTATAACATCGATTCATCCATGTTGAAGAAAGTGGATAAGAAATATGATGAGTCAATTCAATTAACTGCCGAACATTTGAAAGCAATCATGGGAATATCGTGCATTCATAAGTTCATAATTCCGATTGTATCCCAATACATCAAAGCACGGTATAACGAGATTGTAGCTGGAGGTATGTCGGAAAAAGAACTATATTTCACGGCATTCACCAGATTTATCGATGTGTTTGATGAAGTGTATGATGTGAACCTGTTTAATAAATTCTATCATACCGCAACAACACGTATTTCCAAAACGAAGAATGAGAAACTGATGTGGGAGCACCGCGAGTTTGATGGTGTTTCTCCGACGTCGTTTGCAGCTAGCTTAATGCGAGAGTTGTTTATCGATATCGCGTTCAAAGCTGTATTTAACCAATCGGCGATTATCTTCATTCATGTGTGTTTCGATCTGGTCATTCGTAACGAGTTGTCCAGGAAAGACAAATATGAGTATTCTACCATGGATATGATTTCGTCCGATAATAGAAGTGATTCAATGTCCAAATGGGATTCCTTCCAGCAAAATCATCCAGGAAGATCTGATAAGGATCGTTATAGAGCAAAAGCGATTATTGAGGATTTTCTGAATCGAGCTTGTCTGGAACTTGGAATAGACAGGACAAAGAAGAAATATATTGATGAATATGAATATTACAGAGATCATACACCGAAGTTAGATGATAACCAATTGAATGTCATCTTCCTGTATTTTGCTCGTCGACTCGGTTCGTATTCTGTCACGGAGTTTATCTCTCGTGGAGACTTGAACTGGTTTATTATGATTATGAAACGGGAACTTGTTGAGCATAACTATATCTATTTACCATTCTTTATCACTGGAATATTGGAACCAATTAATTCCAAGAAATGGATTAAAAAGAGAATGGAAAAGGTGATTGCACAACATCCAAGTTATGAAGATTATCTGGAACAATATGACGCTGCTGGAGAACTGTTGAATACAGATAAAGTGTTTGCAGTAATCAAAGCGCTGGTTACCAATAATATCAGAATTGTTGATTATGATCATCAGGATTTGGAAGGACGAGTATTGAAAGGGTTAAATGATTATACCGCAGTAGATGAATTCATTCGACTCTATGTAGATCTTTGATAAGAATAGAAATGGGGGCGCTATTACAGCGCTCCCTTCTTTTTTGTATTTAAGCTTTTTCTGACTATAAATTATAATACTGAAGAGAGATAAGAAAGGAGCTCTCAAGAATAAAATTCCAACACTCAAAAAATTTGAAAAGGATGTGTTAAAATGAAAACGTTAAAACCAGAACACCTTATGTTTATGCAGAACCTAATCAATCCAGCGAACAACGGTAAAATTGTTTGCAAGAATGGTGTGGATACCTGTGTTGCAATGGGTATTTTACGAATCTTTTGCCCAGACGATCATTTAATTGATTCTCGCATTGTTCCCAATAAGCAGACGTCGAATATCTCGAACTTAATCAGTTCGATGATAACCGGTAAGAAGTTGTATAAGAACTCGTATTATCTGATCATTGGCGGTACTCTATCTGAACAGGTTTGTAAGGATATTGATAGGATAAATCAGATGGACCTTAGCCTTGGCGGAGAATACAAGGTGCTGTTTATACCCAGCAGAACCCATGATTATGTTTATCAATACGACTGGGTGGTAGGAACCGGCGACTCGATCACCGTTTCCGAAGACATGCGGGATCTGATGTATGAATACGATCGAGCACAACCAAGAGGTAGCGGAACAAGACTGCAACAACTGTTTCGTGCAAATGGAAAGAATCCAGTAGATAACATTGATGCTCTGATTGCTGCTGCAAAAGCGTATTCATACAGCGATATGAGTAAGCTGGAAGGGAAACTGGCACTACAATTATCAACACTGATCAATGGTATCAGAAGAGCAAAAGTGTCTGAGTTTATCTATGCTTTAGCGGAATGTATGGTTGGAACTCTCTTCAATAAGACGGAAGTAACAAATGGAATTGAAGAGAATGATCCAGATAAATTCATTGTTAATCTTCCAGTAGAATATGTGAATCAATATTACGACTTACTTTCTGTGGTGCACCAACAAGTTAACATGATGGATCGATTCTCATTCCGTGCTGATTACACCGATATGGTTCCAAAGACAGAAAACTTGAATGTGGCCATTGTATTTGGAGTCGATGGGTGTACTTCTGCTCATCCTGCAACCTTGTGGCTTCGTAAGCATCCAGATGTTGATATTCTGATTGCGTGGGATCTGCGCAAACCAGATTTCATCACGTTTCGAACAATCAAAGATATCAAAGTATCTGAGATTGCACAATTGTATTTCTCCACGGATGTTAAATCAATTGGAACACTTGGCATGATGGATAAGATGGTGCGGCTACGCTTCAATCCGACGAGTATTGTAATTACCGGAAATGTAGCTGGAAAGGAGCGTGGTTTTGGTGGAAGCAGAATTCAACCTACCCAAAAGTAAAACACATTATGAGTTCCTGTTGAGCAAGCGTCAAAAGGTTATTATGACACACAATGATCTGGATGGGATAAGCTGCAAATTAGTTGCAAATATGTTCTTAGATACCAGCGGTCGATATAACTTTGACCAAGTGTATGTAAACAAGTGGGAGCATGTTTATCAGAACGCAAAAGAGTTGGAGCAGTTCATCAAAGAAAACGGTGTTCATAAAATTGGGAATAATCCGTTTCTAATGGAAGAAAAAGACTATCTCATTACCGATCTGAATGTATCATTGCAAACCGCAAAATGGATCGATGTATTGAATCGTTCAAATTCTGGTTCGAAGATGTGGATACTGGACCACCACGCTTCTGGAATCAATCTGGTTAAATACCCGTGGTGTTATATTGAGACACAGAGAGAATGGTCAGCTACTAAATTGCTATATGAATTGTATCGATCAAAGATACCATTTTCTCAACTTGCCACCAGGTATTTCACCGGAGAAGACAAGACGTTAGAAATCTATGTCAATGCGGTAAATGCATATGATACCGGAGATTTCAGCAGTGAGTTCGGCAAACTTGGTGTGATGTTTAATCGAGCATTCATTGAACTTGGCTGGAAAAAGTATGCATCAATTATGCAAAATGCATTATTTAATAGTCCATCTTCTGGTTACGAAATATTCATGGAGCAAGATGAAGACGACAGCATCAATGTGTCCATTATTCCGTATGAAATTGAAGAAGCTGCGGAAGAACGGAAAGCGAAAGACGAACACCGATATCAGTCGATGTGCAAATCCAGTTATACAATGGAAAATCACAATTTAGGTGATCCAAACTACAAGATAGACGTGATTATCGGAGCTTCGTTTGGTAATGATGTTAATGTGCATCGATACCTGATTGAACATCCGGAAGTGGATATTTTAGCTACGATTAATCTTGTCGGTGGAACTTGTTCATTGCGGACCAACAAAGAAGAAATTAATGTAGCTAGCATTGCATCAAAATTCGGCGGAGGCGGACATAAGAATGCCGCGGCTTTCACCATTATACCAGAAGCAATTTCAGTTAAGTCTGATAAGTGTGATTTTGAGTTAAAGCGCTGAAGGTATTAGAAATTGACCCCGGGGTAATTCCCGGGGGTCTTCTTTTTTTCTCCCTGGCAGTTGGAAAGATCTTAATATGTAACGATAGAGTTTATATAGGGGATAATAATGGTATTCCTATGGAGGTAGTATTAATGAATCATGAGTTAAATATTGGAACCATTAGTGGATATAGTGCTGATGAATTAGTAAATAGAATAGCTGACACGACCCGCTATAGTAGTCGAATATTATCATGGACTGATCTAGAAGATGGCACAACTGATACTGGTTCTGCAGGATTTAACGGAAAACAATTCTCATCTTATGCTAAATACATTTCATGGCCGTCTAGCATAACAAGTCTTACTAACAGCTATGACATTATAAAATTTGATGCTAAAATTATAATCTCTGGCGGCATAAATTTAAGCGGTAACGCAGGATATTCCACCGATTTAATCTTTTCGATGTATTTCAACGGTACGTATAATGATGGTCCAACCAGAAAACAACTTTATGAAGTAAATAAAAGTAGTACTGTTAACACTTTTAATGCCGGTGAAACTCTTCCCATTTATTTGCGACGTGTTTATGATTCATCTAACCTTAGTACTAATTATATGTATAGACTCGACGAATCAGACGATTGGGCTTATACATACTCCTACATGTTTTATTTGTATATAGCTTCAACTACATCAAATAAATTAAGCACATTGGCTTCAAATGATATCAATTATACAGTAACCTACACAAATGTTAGGGGATTGCGATAATTTTCCTGAGCGATGGAAAACTTGTTACTGGAACTACGAAGGCTTGGTTAGGCGGATTTGGTGAATTAGCAAATTTTCAGACTGTTAGTGATGGGAAGACTAGAATAGCAAAGGCCATCACTAACAAAGGTGTTTCTGCAACATCATCTGATTCCTTTGCTACACTAGCTACCAAGATTGGTCAAATTAAAACTCTCACTACATATGAGACGGCTTGGATCGCAGAGCAGGAAAAGTTTTATTGGTATTTAAACATGGCCAAACTTGTTGAATATCGAGGCCCAATTACGGTTTTATCTGGAGGAATAGTATCGACAGCTTATTATGGTGATTATGGTTTAAGCACGTGTCTCTTAACGACATATTTCAATTTCGGTGAGCCAACAGCATTTCAAGTTTATTTTAGAAGAAGCGCAGGTACATATGAAACAACTGGCACAGCTTTTACTGTTACCGTAAGTTCTACAAAAACAGCTGGAACAGCATGGATGTCCAATAATATAACTTTTACCGTTACTGGTTATGGTAACAGTGGCGGAGGCGGCCAGGCTATAGAAGCTTGTAAGGCAAAGGTAACTGCTGCAACACTATACAAGTATACAAGTTCATGCTACCTTGATGTATCTATGACATTTGAATATCTTGATGGTTCTCCGGTCACAAATCCAGCACAAGTTCATAAAATACGAGTGCCGTTAAGTACGACAGTAACAATGGCATACACTAATTCGACTAGCTCAAGTGCTACATTTTATCAAATGGAACGCGGTTATTTGGCTAATTATAACATTACGACCGTCATAGGAGGTTACTAGAAATAAAAAGTCCCAGGGATAATCCCTGGGACAATTTCTTTATACAGCATACAGAGGTTTTTCTTTGTTCGCATCCGAGAGGTTTTGATCTGTTTTTGTCAGCTCGTAAGCTGTTATAATAAAATCCTTGCTGATATTACGCATTAATTTACCAGAGATGTTTAACACATAGCCCTTTGAGTTAATACGATTTTCAGCATCTTGATTTGCTTCAACTGTGAATACAGGTTTACAACTTATCGTGTCCCCGTCATTGATTGTGTCTCCATAAATGAACGGAATTCAACAATCGGATCATCTCTTATCCCTGGAGTCCGTTACATTCAGGGTTCCTGCGCTTCGATGATACAGCATTCCACTGCACATCTACTCACCGAAGTGATGATCTCTACACCTTACTTACTACGCATTCCTGCATTGTAGCTTTCAGGCACGGTATTATCGTCTTACCATAAAAATGAAAAGATGACCGCCAGCAAGTATAAATTATAGTAATGAAAGAAAGAAAAGAAACACCGAAAGGAGGTGAAACTATAATGAATACTATTATCACCATAGCTGAAATAGTGCAGTCAGTAGCTCTGATTGTGCTGGCAGTCAGCTTATCGATGATTCGTACACCAAAATAAATGGTTATACCAATCATTTAAATATATGTCGATTAATTTTGCATAACAATCGACCAGAAGAGTTGCTATTTAGTGGCTCTTCTTTTTATGGTTTTCAGATTCTCTTAGTCAGCGCATTCTCTATGTTTTAACGTATTATAAGAAGTGAACCAGGCGGATGGAAACACTGGTCCATAGATTATTGTAGCTGATACCGTTAGTCGATTTGATTATCGACACCGCTTGTTAGGCGTTCACAGGATTATTCTTACGTGATTACTCACGCAGCGACCATGACTAAGCTTGTTGTAACTTTCGTTAAGTCGCCACCCATTTCAGCAAGATACGTATTGCTGATTCCAAAGGATTCAACAAACACGTTAGACGGATCTCCTTCTATCACGGGATAGAACTGATAGATCTTTTCACCGAATCTTGCTGGTTTTGTTTTAATCGTGGTTGACAATTCGATTCGTGCTGGGAACTGACCATTGTAGTTGTCCAACGGATATCGAGTAACATAGACGTGCTTATCGGCAAGTTCTTCTTTAGCCACGATGTACAATAAGTCAGTTACTGTCATCGCACGCTTCGGAGGAGCATCATCTTTATAATACCGACCAGTAAAAGCTAACTTTGCTTGAACGTGGGTATCCGAAGGAGGAGTAACTACCGGGTCGAATCGACTGGCTGGTGAATTGATGTATCGACTAATCAATTTCGTACAATAGTTTTCGTCATAAGACTCTGCTATTGTCACATATTCCAACTGACCTTCTTTGGTGTATGCTGGAATCTTACCTGCTTGAATAAATACCCGATCGAAATATTTCTTCAGCGCTTGTACAATGAATGGGAAGAACATCGCGCATGCTCTGGCCAATGGAATAACAGCATACCCATATCGACCCTGCATTTCCTCCAACTCGTTTGTATGCAAAATCGGAGCACAGATAACCATCAGGCCAGAATAGTCAATATTCTTTGACAAAAACGCACGACGCATCATGCCAAACTTAGATGGATTACCTTTCACCTTTTCGATGACAATCTGATCGTAGATGTCACACAGTAAGGTCTGTACTCGTCCTTGTGAGATATGTGTCATTGTACTGAACAGATCGGTATAGTTCTGCATATTCTGCACATAGGAGATTATTGAGTTATAGCATGGGTTGATCTTGGACATAGACATCTGTTTACCGGTCGCTTCATTCTTATCTCGGAAGAACGGCGGCATAACAAGAAACTTTGTGATAAACAACTTGTCCCGATCATTCTTAAAGAAGGTTTCGATCTCTTTGGTGGTCAGTGTTTCCTTCTCTTTTACCTTAATATAAGGCCAGCATTGATAGAGGAATTCCGGACCAGAAGAACCATTGATATCATCTTTGGTAAACGAACCGGTCTTCTTATCAAACGAATAAGAACCATTACCAAATAAGATAGTAGATAAAGTCTTATTGTAAGCCTTTAGCTTATTCGCAGCGCTCGGGTGCATATAGTGACCATGCAGATCAATATAAGCCATGGTTTCTTTACGAGACTGGCTAGACGTACCAAAAATCTCATATGATAAAATGCCATCTGGTGTCGGTTGGTTTCGAATCAATGCAATTGGGTTTGTTACTTCCTGAAGACCATTGATTTTAATAACCGCATCAATATCGGCATTCCATAATTTCAGTCCACTCAAATAATCACTTCCTTTCTAATTAGGTTATTAGAATGTCCAGCTCCTAAAATATGTCATTTCTTACATTATTTGATACATTTTACTAAACGAAATAGACGAAGGACGTGTTATTATGGATCATGGAAGTGTGTTAGCTTATATGATATTAATTAGCGGGCAAGTTAAAAATCGTATTAGTAAATTAAATGTGTTTCCAGGAACAGGAATGGTATCCTATCGTTTATTGGGCTTTCCGATAGATATGGGTGCGTATACGGCATTTAATGAATACACAATTTCATTCGTATATGATCCACATATTGATATGCCAAAATCGGAAGCAAAACTAATCATTACAACCCCTACGAATTATGCAGTATCCTATGAGCTGCACGAACTGGATAAAGTGTATAAAGATTTGTGCACAGATCCATTATCATTAAATACATTTAACATAGTGATGAAAATGATTATGGATAAGTTTGTGAATGCTGTTCCAGCAAAAGTGGTAATGAATGATAATTCGCAACAACACATTTTATTAGATGCTGCATACGGCGGACTATTTCACGGTTCTATTCCACAGGGAAGTGATGTGGGAAACCGTGTAACTTTAAATAGCAAAAGCTTCGTAGAATGTTCTCCAGCAATTAAACTGCTATATGTGCATCAAGCAGAAATTGTTGCATATGTTATCATCAAAGGCTTGTTGGAAATGAACGAAGAATACGATTTAGTTCGCAGTCTTGTTTAATTTTATACTTTTCCCAACAAGAAATTAGAGCGTCCATTGCTCATTGTTCTTAAGTTACCAGATGCGGGTCTGGTGCGAATCCGACATGTGGGCTGGGGTAGCCATTCTCCAGCCCATCCCCTTTTATTTGCCGCCGTGGTGGAATTGGTATACACATGCGGTTTAAGCCCGTATGCCCGTTGGGATTAAGAGTTCGAAGCTCTTCGGCGGCACCATTATCTGGAGAAGTGGTCGAGATGGATTAAGGCACCGGTCTTGAAAACCGGCGAACACTGATACTGTTCCGTGGGTTCGAATCCCACCTTCTCCGCCAGTAGCCGTTAAAGCTACTCATAATTTCCATTTTATCCTTTCTTTTTGTGAGGTGACTTATCCCGGGTCACCTCACTTTTATTTTCTAAGGAGACGATTGATATGACATTTAGTGAAGTTTTACCACTGATTGAAAGCCATAAATTTGTTCGTCGTGAAGCTTGGGAAGATAATCAACACCTGAAAACTGGAATAGAAGTGCAATATAAACTATCTTCAGAGGGAGAAGCTGTGAGTCATCATTTTATCGAGCCTATTCATATCACGCAACAATATTCTTCAAAGCCTTGGAATCCGACGCTCGAGGACTTGCTAGCTGAAGATTGGGTAGAGTGGGGACGTGTTCCGTGTGATAAACCAACGGAAACCTAAATTATATCAATGAGATAAACAAAGAAAGGATGAATGAAAATGGCAAAGAAAAAGATCTTCATTATGCTTACCGGGTTACCTGCTTCCGGTAAAACAACAGCAAGAAAGCTGTTATCACAGTACTTATATCATATATATGGTATCAAATCTCAAATCATCAACAAAGACGAAATTCGATTAGATATTCAAGCGACTAATACCAAGATGAACATGGATGAAATTAATGCTGCTGCAAAACGTTCGTCTATGTCCATGTTAAGCTGTTGGAAGTCTGATCCGAAATTCCCAGTATGTATTTGGGACAATATCTCACAGGACGTGTTCTCCAGAATGCCGATTCTTGATGAATTGAAAACGAATGAGGACGATATTCTCATTTGTGCATTACATATGAATCGAGATTTACAGTTCTGCAGAAAACACAATAATGATCCAGACAGAAACCCTGTTCCGGATAAGGTTGTTAATATTTGGGGAAGACGCTATCAGCAACCGATCTATGATGCTATTGTGAAGATGGACTTTGAGATTCTAATGAAACGAATACCAGAGAGTCACAGATCGATCATTACCATGCGACTCCAAGGTTGCACGCAAAAAGAAATAGCAAACCACTACGATTGTTCTGGGACTCATATTGGAAATCTGCTGCGTAAATATATGAACTTGAATAATAAAATGGGAGAGGTATAACAACCTCTCCCATTCTTTTTTATCAGTGCAGAATTACAAACTCAGTCGGTTCTCCGTCGACATAGAGCTTCGGAACATTGTCAGCGGTAAGTTCTGTATCGTTCGCACCAGAGTATGCATACACAAGCTGTGTGCCTTCTGGATAAGTTGTATTATTCAGATTGATCGTACAGTTAGCAAACGTGGTTGTCTGCTTATTGTACGGCTGCACCAGCAGAATGCCAGCGTACTCGTCGTCAGAAGTCTCATCATACGAGTTGCCATCCATGTTGATCGTGCAAACCGGCTCACCTTTAATACCAACGCGAACCATATTAGAAGAAAGCTCACAATGGTTGTTGTTAATATTGATAACCGCATTCTCATCAGCACCATAAATGTTGAGGATGTTGTGAGTAGCGCAGCCCTTTGCAAAATAGTTGTTCGAAACAGAAGAACCATCTGCAAACTTAGCCGTTCCTTCAATCGCATTGTACGAACTGTTGGAACCGTTGGACGGATTTACGCCAAAGTAGCAACCCTCGATGACAACCTTCGTAGAAGAATCTCCGGTCAGATTAATCGGGAAGGACTTCGCAACGGCTGCAGTGACGCCTTCCATACGGCAATTCACAAACTTAAATGCTTTCGCCTTGGATGCTACAATACGAGCATTCTCAGTGAAAGTAAGACCACGGAACTCAACTTCCGACTCTTCACCGCTAATGGTAACAGTACCGCTCACGACAGCAGCATTTTCAATTGCATTATCCGGAAGCTGTACCTTGTCATCCGGACCAACAAACGTCATGGATTTGTTAACGGCCAGATTCGGTGTATAAGCACCAGCAGCCATCTTTACCTTTGTACCGGCTTCTGCAGCGGTAACAATTGCATCAAGCGTCAGATACTGAGGACCAACTCCAACGGAGATGGTACTGTCACTCTCCTCATCGCCTTCTTCGGTCACTGACTCGATATCGACGATTTCGCTTGTGGTAATCGTAACCAGATCAGCATCATACTCAGTCGATTTGTCAACAATGATGCTGTTAATCTGAACGATCTTGGCAAAGTAACTCTCCGGCGGGCAAGTCTGCTGATAGTTAGAATTCTTCGCCGCAGCATTAATGACACGAACCGCACCAGTAACCGTGTATTCGTTGTCGCCGCGTTTATACTTTAAATTCGTAACAATATCGCCTTCATGAATGCGATACTCTTTCTTCGCAGAGTCATCGCCAATAGTCAGAGTCAGACATGCATTAGCCTTAATTGTAACTGCCATTGATAATAAACCACCTTTCTTAGTAGGATTTTAATGAAATGTTTCGAAATAGCTTATTACGGGAATATAAATTATACTAATGAAAGGATGTGTTAATATAATGAAGTATAAACAGTTTAACAAGTTATTGTTAGAATACACAAAACCGGCGATTAAGCTGGTATGGCCGAAGAAGAAACATAGACCGGAGATTGAGATTGTTCCAATGCCTGGAGGATTGACTCATGTAGATTTAAGAAATGGTATCGTTTATATAAGTGCATTACAATTTGATCATTTTCTGCAAAAGATGTTACAGGAATTACATGTGGAGTTGAATGCAAATTATTCATCGAAGGAATATATTTTTGGTGAAGATTTGATGCTATTTATCTTAGTACATGAGTTCTTTCATATCAAATATAAAAATAAAAAACACATGGACGAATACGATATCAATAGAGAAGTGTACAATTTACTAAGAAAGTGCAACTATACAACTACGGAACTTGATTGGTTAAAAACGATATTCTAATTATTTGGGCGGGATATTGTTCTCGCCCTTCTTTTTTATATACCCGGGACATTTCAATAAACTTGATTTTGAAAGGTGGGATCATAATGGCTACAGTATCTTTTAGCAATGATACAACCGCTATGATAACCTTGAAACGTGGAGTAAACATGCTCTCCTATAAATTAACCATTGGTACCGTTGTAAAGAACTTACAATACGAAACAACCAATGGTGTGACGAATTCAATATCCGGAAAGATTGTTAACCTTGACCGAACGAATGAAACGATTACAGTAGCGGATGATCAAGTTATTGATTTGAACTTGGTATATAGATTAGACAATCCGCCAAATACTGTTGTCTCAATCAATATGGAAGATTTAGACGTTGCTCGCTCGGATGAATATATGGATGAAACCGGGGAACAGGTTCGTTTGGGAAATGTAAGAACGAATATTGTGATCGGTGCCGATGCAATTATTAACGAATCTGGATATGCTCCTGATCCAGTAATTGATGAAGATGACTATATTCCGATTGTTTCTAATCCAAGAAGACCGATTCGACACGACTTGATATATGATCAGCATATTCAAAAGGTGTCTTTTATCCAAGCAAATATGGCAGCCACCTTTAGAGAGTGGTTTACCAGCTTCTTTGCAGATAATTACTTCAGACACATTCGAATGAAAACAGAATCGTCATTCACAAAATTCAAATCGTTCATGAAGGATATCTATCATAAGGAACCCCCTGTGCTAGTAATTGATCCAAATACAATTGAACATGTGGAAGACTTTCTGTTTGGAACCAATGTTGTGAATCGATACAATTTGGTTGATCCGGCTCATGACAATATTGGTGCAAAGATTCTGTACAGTTTAGCTATGATAGAAACCGATAAGATCACACTGCACTATCGTCGTAACAGATATAAGTTCAATTTCGATGTAATGATCATGGAACGCTCTATGAATCGTGCATTGGAGTTGTATAATTATCTGATTATGAACTTACGGCATAATTCAAAATTCATGCTGTTCAGAAGAGTGGCAAACTTATTGCCTACTCATATGATCCAAAGCATTGGGACAATCAATGGGTTCCATACGTTAGATGATAAATTCTTAGAATGGCTGAATGCACATGCAGTTGGATGTTCGATTACAACCAGGACGTTACCGAATGGCCAGGTAATGTTTTTTGCAGAACAGGATTGTCATATCCAAGTAGAAGTTCCGTCTATGCCGTCACACGATAGTCCAGAGCAATCAGAAGCAATCGAAGTGGGAGCTCGAGTTACCGACTCATTTACATTCATTGTAGATCTTCCTTCTGAATATTTTTGTACGATGGAGCATGAAGTAACGGATCAGTATGTGCGGTATCAGGAAGGTGATGATCCAGATATCCATTACATTACCACTTCTCAGGATTATAAAACCGAGGGTGGCGTTGAAAATGAAATTGGAGATTACACACTCTTCAATCGTGTTGCTGTTACTATTCAACATGAAGACGACAATAGATTGAACCTGTTAACCGTTCTGCACGATATTGATCCGGAAATTAGAAAAACAGCTCAGATGCTGTTAGAGAATCCACAGAATAATCTTCCTTCTCCGTTGTTTAAAGTACGCATCATTCGCAATGGTAAAGACTACAATGATTACTCATTGAATGACAATGGTATATTGATGATCAATAATCCAGACTATAGCAAGATCTATTACATCTATGTGTATCTGAATTATAAGTATATCAATATGTATGCTTCTGCTTTGAATGCAGAGTATATTGGAGATATAAAAAAGACTGATTACTAAAAAAGAATATGGGGCCCATTCGCGGGCCCCAATTTTTATTCTGCGTACTGCTTGACGATCTCTTGTGCCATATTGCCAAAGGTGACGTTGAACACATCATCTGGCATAGCTTTAATAATCTCACGGATATTCTTCGGATAACCATACCAATTTCTTACTTCAATCGGATCATACGGTTTTCCACCCATAGTTGTATCGACAATCGCATCGTGCACCAGTGTCAACATCTGATCTTGCAGTGACGCCGAATCGATAATGTTTTCATCAACAGGTTCACGTCTCAGCATTTCTTTGGCTAAAGCTTTCTCTTCGTTTACAAATGCGATTACCAAAACTCTCCAGTAATCTGGACTAAGAGATTTCAACTCTTCCATGGTTTCCATTGCGGTTAACATGAGACCTTTGATCTTTGCTTCCTTCTGTTCGTTTGACATACTGTGTCATCCTTTCTCTATGTTTTTATTTGTCTTGTAGTGAGAATCCACCTTTCATCCTACACGTTTATAATTTATATTTGATACCTTGAGATATTAAGTATAAATTATAGTAATGAAAGGAGGCATAAAAATCGATGTTTCAGGCGATTAATTTAAATATCCAATATATCAAAGCACTGAACAGTTGCAATATTTCTGTCATACATGATTTCCTGTTTGACATGTTGCAACGAGTTTCATTGAAGAAGGCGTTTAAAAGAAAGCGATATATTTGGAACTTTACCAGAGGGAAGGATTTCTATAAGACGTTAGCGCAATTTATCTCGTCATATTTGCTGATGGATAAAACAAAAGAATTTGCAGTAAAAGTGTATGATGAGGTGATTAATTCAACGCAATCCGATGAAATCAAGAAAGCGTTCACAAAAGCAATCACAAAACATACACCATTCTTAACAGCAACGTCTATTCAATATATGTCAGTGCAACGGTTAGAAGCAATAGCAAATCAAACCGACTCGTTGGTGTATATTGAACCAATGTTAAAGCCCCTGATTAACCGTATCAATCAATTGGAAGATGAGATTGGTACATTAACGGAATTTATGTGAGCGGATGAGATGAAAGGAAAGAATGAGAGATGTTCGACGTACTCAACAGAGATGTATCATGGTTGAAATTTAACGAAAGGATTTTGGATGAAACAAAACGAGATTCATTCTCAGAATATGAGCATGTGAATTTCCATGGAATTGTTCATTCGAATTTGGATGAGTTTCTGCAAACCCGTTATCCGGCAACCATCGATATGTATGATGAAGACGGTTTAGAGCAATTTAAGTCGACGATTCAAAAGCACTATCATTTGGCTGATACTTGGTGGAAACAGTATAACAAAACCAATGCTGTTGTTCTGTCTGATGTATCCAGAGGAACCAAATATCATCAGTGGGTAACCGGATATTTTCGTAAGAATATTTATCCAACCTTACAGCCAGTAACATTATCCAGCACGAAGACAATGGATCCACGGAGTTCGATTACGGTTCTTGTTGTCACTTCGGATGATAAGGGGAAGACCTATTTGAACTATGTGGAAATCCCAAAGAAACTTCCAAGATTTATTATTTGTCCAGATGGGAATGCTGTTATTTCAGTGGAGAAATTTATAACAATGAATCTGGACTATCTATTTAAGGGAGTTACGATAGTAAAATACTGTGTATTTCGTGTTTTACGTTCTGCTGAAGTGTATCTACAGTCAGATTTATTTGTTGACCAATATGAGATGATTCAGCAAACATTGAAAGAGCGTGAAAAAGCATGGATTACCACAGTAGAGGTAGCTGGAACAAAAGAAGATATTAAGCTGTTAAAAACCCTCCTTCCGGTAACTGATAATACAATTATCTTACATGCGGCAAACTCAAATCTTGTTGGGTTAGCTGCATTGAAAGACGTTCCGAAGAAGATCTTTAAAGCAAGCGATAAGGATTTTATCTTCTCTCCAGCAAATACGTTTCCGAGCGATAAAAAGATTCTGGATTATATTCGGGAATCAGATCGTCTGGTGTTTCATCCGTATGAATCCTATCAAAATACGTTTGTGAGATTCATTGAAGAAGCTGCAGAGAATGATGATGTTGTATCGATAAAGATTACTTTATATCGAGTGGCAAACAAATCCAGAATCATCGATGCACTGATCAAGGCTGCGGAAAATGGAAAACATGTTACCGTTCTGGTTGAGTTGAAAGCCAGATTTGATGAGAAGCATAATATCATGATCTCCAGAATTTTAAAAGAAGCTGGTGTAAGATTGGTATATGGTTCTCCAGATTTGAAAACCCATGCAAAGGTTTGTCTGGTAACAGCAATCCAGAATGGTAAAACAGTAATCTATTCTCATATCAGTACGGGAAACTATAATGAGTCCAATGCAAAGATCTATACGGATTATAGTTACTTTACTGCAGATCGTATTACCGGCTATGATTTAACAAGGTTCTTTAATCTACTAACGTCTACACAGGAGAAATTCAAATCAAAGAAGATCTTCTATGCGCCGTATAATCTTAGAAGTGAGATTAACGAGCAAATTGAGAACCAGATTAAATTAGCGAAGGCTGGTAAACCGGCAAGGATCATCTTTAAGTGCAATGCGATTACTGATGATAAAGCCGCAAAAGCATTGACGGAAGCGACCAAAGCTGGTGTAGATGTGACACTGATTGTCCGAGGCGCATGTGTCATTCCACATCGGGAGAAACTGAAGGTGTATTCCATTGTAGGACGGTTCTTGGAACATTCTCGCGTCTATTTGTTTGGTACCGGTAAGGATACTTCGATTTATATTGGATCGAATGATATTATGTATCGGAACTTGAACAGAAGAAACGAGTTAATGTTAAAGGTGGAACCGGAACACCTGAAAGATCGATTAGAAAAACATCTTAAGATGTACACGAAAGACACAGAGAATCGTAGGACCAGAATATCGGATTTGGAATACTTTTGGGAGCGTGATGGTTGTCATAAGAATAAGGCGAATTGCCAAGAGCAATTTATCAAAGAAGCACAGAAACTCGATTTATAAAGTAATGAGCCAGGGGAGAATATCCCCTGGCTTCCGTTCTGTTCTGCCCAAAACATTTTAATAAGCGCTTTACGGCTATTCACAAATGAAGGGTGGGACTATTACGCAAAGTGGAAATTCTCGGAGCTATTTCAAGCGCTATCGCAACAATTGTCGTAGCCGTGATAGGCATTTTTACCACCAGATCTAACAGGCGGTCTGCAAAAGAGAAAGAATTACAGGCGAAGCTTGATAAACAGAAGGCGGAAAAAGAGGATAAAATCATCAAAGATCTGCAAGCATCTGTTGACAATCTGACCAAGTTGGTAACAGATTTGACAGATAATTTAGAATTACACGGAGATGAAATTACGTATTTATCGACGTTATCAAAAGCGTCGATTGATTACACAAAGGAAATCTCCAATGTGATCACTGCTCTTGCGGAAGGTCTTCGAGATAACAATATCGACGGCAACGTCTCTCGTGCGATAGAGTCTTTTAGAAAATTTGAATCGTCCCAGTTACAAACCATGTATCGAATTATGGACGATAAAAGAAAACGCGAAACCATTTAAACAGGCCATGCCCAGGGAACTCAATCCCTGGGCTCTTTTCTGACCTAATGAAGTTGTGCACGTTGGCGTTTTGTGTTCAATTGCACATAACCGTAGCAATAACATGCTTTGTTTCCGGAGGACATCATACTTCGTTGTCACCGGTTTAAATAACGGTTTCAATGCACAATGACACGATCAACTAAATGCTGATTAATTATATGTAATCGATGTAAATTTAAACCAAATGGAAGGATGAATGTGAGATGCAACCAACTGGTAAGATGTACGGCTATGTCCGCGTTTCAACCAAAGACCAACACATCGATAGACAGATTAACGCATTACGGGATTACGGGTTAAAAGACACGCACATTTATACGGACTATATGAGCGGCAAAGATTTCAATAGACCGTCATATAAGAAGTTAATCAGAAAAATTAAGCAAGGAGATATCATTGTTATCAAATCAATAGATCGGTTAGGCAGAAACTATCAGGATATCATTGACCAATGGAGGTTAATTACACAAGATATTGGATGTGGTATTCATGTGTTAGATATGCCGACGTTAAACACATCGGGAGATCCGAAAGATCTATTGAGTCGATTTATTACTGATATGATATTACAGGTGCTATCTTTTGTAGCAGAGAATGAGAGAGCAAATATTAAACAACGCCAAAAAGAGGGAATTAAAGCAGCGAAAGCCAGGGGTGTTGATTTTGGAAGACCAAGAGCAAAAATACCGAAGGACTTCTGGAGATATTATGTAAGATGGAAGAGTGGAGAATCCGCTCCAATGGATATTATCAAAGAGACAAAGATGTCTACAAGAACGTTCTATCGTCGCATCAGAGAATTGGATAGAAGATATGGAGACTTCCCAATTGATAAAATAAAAGAGCTGATTATCGATGAAGATATTCCATACGAAAACGAACGTCCAGAAGATTTTATTCCAAAACCGAAAAAAGACGGTACACCAAGATTACCAAATCCAAATAAAAAGAAAGGCCCTGACGATGTCGGCGGAGACAATTATGTTGTTTTAGTTCCAGTCGATCGGAGTTAACCCTCTGAAATAAACTATTATAGAAGAGGGGTTTAACTGCTCCTCTTCTATGCATTCTTGCAATTTTTTATTTTTTGTCTTACATGTCAATACTAAATTATGACCGAAAGGATGAATGAACTATGGCAAAGTTTTATACGGATGGCAGCGAAGGTATGGTTCTGTATACGATTACAGATAAAGCTGGTGTGAAGACTTATTCTAAGGACAAAGATATTTTATCCAAAGCATTGCTGAATTGGATACATAAAACCCGTGAAGATGACACAAGTATAACGAAAACAAAATATCTTCGGAATTATGATTTTGTGTGGACCGAGGATGGAGATAATACTGTTCTTGATATTTATTACAGACTAAATACCGAACTGGTCGAAACGTTTAAGGTAGAGAAGCTTACGATACCGAATTCTATGTTTGATCCGATGCCTTCAGCGATCACATTGAATTGGGGAAATACGATACCAGTTCCTTGTACAGATAAAACCGTAGACATCTTACGTAACACTACAGGTTCACCGGTCACGAATCCTGTAACTATTCAATCTGAAACTGCACCTGAAGATACAACTACAGTAAGAAATGTTCACGGCGATAGCGTCGGGATCATTAAAACGGTTGGTGTAGAAGACAATAAGATTGCTCCTACTGAATCAACGGTAAATATTCCAACAGTGTTTGGTTCTGCTGTGATTGCAGACTCAGATATAAATTTGTATCAGTCTCGTCTGAATGAAGCAAAGGCAATGTATGGCACTAAGATCGAAGATTTCATTGTGGCTAATTCGAATTTCTTAAAGCCTAATGATATCGAGAAGATTCGAAGCACATATTTCAACGGTGCGAATAGTATGGAACCCGCATATGTATTTTCTTTGCATGATTTCAGTGTTCATGCGATCAATGCAAACGGTTCTCATGTAACGCTTCTGTGAGGATGGTTAAATGATCAATCGAACAGAATGCAGCTACATCGATCTTCCTCCCGAATTGGCTGAGAAGAGAAGCAAGACAGCAAAACTTCAAGTGTCTATTACGATCAACTGTCCTTCTGGGATGGAGAAAAAGTACAAGAAGCTGATTGATGAATTGCAGGATGATGCAGCGGATAAGTTCAAGAAGTTTACCAAGAAGCAAATTAAAAGGGCTACAGAAGAGTAGAAACGATGGTCGAACATGATAGTAATGATGAGTACTTTATCGATTGGAGGGCTGTTTATGCGAGCCAAACAATCCCGCCGTTTAACTGACGGTACTATCATCAAACACTATCATGTGACATCAAGAACTGCTGAAGCGATTCGCCGACTCAGTTTTGAGAGCGGCTTATTTGAAGGACAAGTGATCGATAAGATTGTTCGCACTTATCTGGCTTCGGAAGAACTTGATGCCGTATTGCAACCGGAGGTGTCGAAGTGAAAATCAAGAACAGCTGTAATTTGGACTGCGCGCATTGCAAACATCAGTGCTATCGGTCATTGCACATGACCAGTATTGATCGCATTCGCAAAGAAGCCGCCAAGCAGCATTCTGTAGACACAGATAAATAAAACCATTATTTTGGTCCCCAGGATTTTCTGGGGACCACTCTTTTTCTCACAGACCGGGGACATTTCAATAAACTTGGTCAACAAAGGTGGCGAATATTGTGCTTAGAGATGTATTCATGCCAGATATTGAGCGCAGTTTGCTTTCTAACTGGAAGGCGTTTGAACGCAGCGCTGTGAAATTCATTGATAAGAATTCTTCTATTTTATATAGCCTTGATATGTCGACTCGATATTCTTTTGCAGAGGCAGATCGTGCTATCTTATATGATGCAATGCGAATCGATGTTAAGCAGTTGAAAGACGAGATTAAAAAGTCGAAAGATATTGCATCTATTAATAAGATCATGTCAAATCCATTCTATGATGCAACAATCTTGGCTATGCATGTTATGGTGAAAAATAAGAGAGACAAAGAAGCATTATTTTTGGCTATTTATGCAAGTTTAAATATGTACGTTTCTCTTCACTATGGATTATTCGAATTTGGCGCAAATAAAAATATCATGGATTATACTATTGCAAACTTAGATAACAGCTATCGAATTCGACAAGTAAAATCCATTTATGGACTATTGGTCGACAATGCACAAGTGTGGTTTGCAAAATATAAACCAAAAATCGCTCGATGTGACGATGCTGACATTTCGGCATTAGTATTTGCATTGTGGGATCGTATTAAGGGAAAATTAGCCAAACTTGCACATGCTTATTATGACACCAAAAATAGCGGTAAATATTTGAATTATGATTCTGATTCCTATTCACAGGATGATTTTCATGTAATGGATAATGACTCCTATGCAATTGATCGATTGGCTACAAAAGCATATCTGAAACTGATCAATCACCAGTTTGACAGTAAATTCATTCGATATTCCATTACCAGGAGCGATACTTCTTATAGTAAGCTTGCTAATATCATCGATGACATTATTGCCGATGATGAAAATAACGATGTGCGTAAAGTTATCACGTCCATTATAGAATATTATGTGGTTACCTGTAAGAAACCACCAGATACAGTTGCACGTGGTGAGTTTATCAGTTTTATGAAGAAAGCTTATGCTTCAAACGCTTCATTGGAACAGTTGGATATCGTAAAGAGTCAGATCGATAAATGGTTAAACGAAAACATGTACAAATATGGCAAATCGAAATATGCAAATACTGCTAAATTGCAATACCGCAAATCGATCTACATGTTCTTCTTGTTTATCATCAACTTTGAAGCAAAGTCCGGAGGATAATTAAATAGATGAAAGAAATAAGCAATCTTAGCCTACCAGATTTGATTCATCACATCGCGTCGGAAGCGTCGAATGTGAAAATGGTAGAACACGCTCTTGTAGATGTTTGTGCTTCGTATGCAGAGGGACTTATGAGAGCAGAAACATTTGATTTCACACTTAAGCATGTATTACAAATCGAATTGAGAAAAACATACAGCACAGAATACCGTAGAGATGTTGTGGTTAAATATGTGGTGCTGTTAAAAACTCGTGTAGATGAATACCGTTTCAAAAAGAATGGTGGGGCCGCTTGAGCCCCACCAATTTATTTGTGAATTATTCCAAATCACCCATGTCCTCTTCGCCGAGATCTTCCTCACCAGCAAGTTCATCTTCACTGGGCAAATCATCAGCATCGGTATTATCTGCAGCAATCATGTTGTCATCTTGCAGATCTTCTTGGGTCATAGTATCGTAATCACGATTCTGCGTATTTTCTTTATAGCTGCGAATCGTTTCAATAATTTGCTTCTGGAGATCGATATCGATCGCTTCGATCTTTGCGTCATTTTCAAGCAGATCAATCGTGCTCCAATCAATATTGGTATTACTCTTAACCATATTGAAAACAAACTCGGTTCTCATTGCATCAATTTCTGGGCCATCCGCAGTATTGAACAGCGGGATAATATCAGCAATTGCTTCTGCATGTGTTTTCGCATTGTTAATCTCATCAACACTCATTTGCAACGTTAACGATTTTGGCGCAAAAAATTTCACGTCAACCATACCACTGCTGATTGCACTGCGAAGTTTGTCAGAGCCTTCAATGCTAAGGCACTTCAACACATAGTCTTTCCATGCATCAATCAAAGTATTCTGCTCATTCAAAATCAAAATACAGATCTGAACAGATTCCATAGTGAGCGTCTTTGCAAATTGGATATTGCCATTAGTAGCATCCAGTACAGCAGGATCTAAGCCGAATGAAGATACTATGGAGTTCAACAAGAACTTCAGGAAATCATTATCCATATCAACATTCTGACCTTCAATATAGTCAGTAGTGATATATCGTTCTGCGCCATCCTCTGACGGAATAACAATGTCAGATGCAGCATTTAATGGGTTCAAAAGCTGTTCAAATGAACCATGCAATGTGCCAAGGTTGTTTTCTGGCATTGTTAGTGCAGCCATGGCATTTACAACATATTTCTTCACCATGGGGGATACGCCCATGTTTACTGTATGGATCTGACGGCCACGACCACGAAGGACTTTGGTCAGCACGTTGTTCAGCATTAAAGTAGAATACAACTTGGTAAAGAATACTGCGTTAGTCAAAATGGAATCATCAGGACGAGACATATCGTAGATGTCATCCTTATAATAGAAGGTGATTCTCTTGTTACCGTTGACAATACCGGAAGAAACCAGATAGTTATGCAGCAAATCGATATCTTCTACACGATTGATTCCAATGTTCGGATCAAATGTTTTCAGTATTTTCTCAGCAAGCTGTTTTGCAATAATTTCTTCGGCATCAGTAAACGATTGGCTCATGCTGGTGACACGGGCCTTTAACAAACGATCTTTTAACGCCTGCGCAACATTTACCGTCTTACTGTCTGCATCATTAATGTCTTCCGTATAAAGATAACCGATTTCACGACCAGCTGCAACGAGCTTGAACATCTTTGCCGGATCTGGACGACGAATCATACAACGGCGAAGCTCTTTCTTTTTCAGCTCGTTGATCACAGAGGTTAACCGATCTTTATCAATTGGCTGTGCGGCTTCTGTGAGAACAGATGTGCTGTTATTATTTCGAATCAGGTTTCGAATATTATCAGCAGCATAAAAAGATGCAGTCTCGTTTACAATAGAAGCTTTTGCATCCAATAACTCTGGAACTACAGAAGAGCGATAAATCTCAATATTTAACCCGGTGATATCTACGTTTATATTCTGTGCAGAAGGACTGGAAGCTTCATTTAGCTTCTCACTGAAATTTATTTCGTTTGATACTGCTTCATTAATAGTAAACGTCAGTTCATCAATGCGGTCCATCAATGGCTCAAGAATGTGATCAAACCCTTCTAACAATTCTGTTGCAGAAGTGTCTTCGTTTAATCGAGCTTTCTGAAGCATTTCTAATGCATCTTGATAAGACTGGTTGTAGTCAGTAACAATGCGATACTCACGACCCAATTTCAGTCGGTTGGTATACACCGTTCGAAGATCAGCGTCAAGTCCTAATTCTTTTCGAATGGTTTCAATCTCTCGCGTGATATCATCTTTGTCACTCTGTGAATTATACTTGATATCAAATGTGTGCTCATTGTGAATATCCGGAGAAATACACTCGTTTACTAAAAACATCAGAACACGATTGATCTGCGGAATCAAAATATCCATGATCTGATAGTCTTTAATGATTGAGTAATACTTTCTGTTCTTGGAAGCAATCGCATCGAGCATTGCACCACATTCTGCTACAAATCGATTGTCGCCGTTGATCATATCAGCGAGATTCGTGTAGTAAAATGCGTCACTGTAAGGACCGCTTGCCGATTTAACCGATTTCTTATTATCTGATTTATTTCCAAATATAGAACTGGAAACAGTATTGTTTTTCAGCTTTTCAAAATATTGTGATACACCATCAATACCAGCAGTCAATGCATCTTTCACATCGTCGCTGATATCATGCGTTAATCCATATAGGATCTGATTTCTAGAATCAGCTGGAAGCAACATATCCACATCCTTTCGTCGATTCAATTAATGTGATGTTTCGGCGTTAAAACCGTGCTAAAACCTACTAAATTAGGAATATAAATTATAACGATGCAATAGGAAAGGATAAATGACAAATGAAAATTGGATGGGGAAAGACGGCAACTGTGACTGTAGCTTTGATCGGAGTTGTTTCTGGAATTATCATCAGAAGCTTGATGAGTTCATCGACTTTTCATGATCAAAATTTACCAATTAAATATACAGTCTACATAGCAGAAGAATCAGCTGTGCATACATATAAGGTTCACGATATCAATAAAATAGATGACAATAGTGCAGTGATTACATTACCAACTGGATCGATTGTAACAATTACAGATGCTGATGCAATTGATGTGATACCAGTTGAATAAATGTGAGAAATTACATAAGAAAGAGGGTGATGTATAATGTATTTAACGAAAGTAGTCGACTTTTTAAAGACGATGCCAAACTTCAGTATGTCAACAGACGGTAAAGAAATTTATTGTGCTTGTCCGTGGTGTGATTTTGATTTATCAAATCCCCGTTCTCATCACATGGCAGTAAAGATCGATGTTGAACCAAATGAGACAATGGTGTATCATTGTTTTCGAAGTTCTTGCCAAGAATCCGGCATATTGAAGACGTCTTCTTTACAGAGGTTTGGTTGTACCGATATGGAGACGATTTTGGAATTAGCAAAACACAATGCGTCGATATCCAAATCGATTGATCGGTTTACGCCAAAAAAGAAACGTGAGTTATTGGTACTCAATATCAATAATAAATCAAATAAGAAGAAGTTATCCTATATCAATACGAGATTGGGAACCAAGATGAAAGTTCCCGATTTAAAAGAATTAAAAATCCAGCTAAGTTTGTACGATTATTTGAATATTAATCATATTAAAAAACTAGCTTATCCGAGACGGATTTGCGATATGCTGGATGATTATGCAATTGGTTTTGTTTCGATGTATGAAGATTATGTAGTGTATCGAGACATTACCAAAGATATGCTGACTGGAAGACGATATACGATTTATCGATCTACTGGTGTTCCAGATCCGGAAGATACAAAAGTGTATTGTATTCCAACAGAAATTGATTTGATTGATCCAGAACCTGCAGTGCTGAATATAGCAGAAGGTCCATTCAGTATCTTGGGCGCATATTTGCATACTGAAATTGGACGAGATCGAAGAAACTGCTTATTCCTGGCAAACTGCGGTGCTGGATATTTAAGAACCATAAAAGATGTTTGTAAACAGTATGGGTTTTTGGATGTTGAAATCAATATCTTTTCTGACAGTGAAATTAAAATCTCATATTATCAGAAGTTGTATAAACAGTTGAAACACGAAATATCAATTCATCATATGACTGTATATTATAATACAAAAGCAGAGGATTTTGGTGTTCCAGCTGATCATATACACATTTCAGCATCTACGATAAAATGAAAGGAGAAAACAATGCTAGAATTCGTTAATGGCGCAGATGTTGAGCAGGCCACAACCGGCTTGCTCAATTTGCTTGGAGGAATGATGGAACAACTGGCCAATTTTTTCGGTACATCGGTTCAGTTTGTTCAAGAACATTTCACAGAATATCTTCTCGGTTTCGGCAAATATCTTCTAATTGAAACATGTGTCAAGAAATTGATAGGAGCAACCGCTATATTTCTTATAGCAGCTTTATTGTCATATGCTATCGTTGTTGTTGCCAATGCAAACCCAAGCAATATACGCAATGATGAAACAATATCGTCGGGCGAATTAGTTAAGTTTATACTTGGCATATTAATAATTGTGACTATAATCGTAACTATTTTAATTGTGATTGAAATCGTTAAATATGCAGTAGCACCTGAAATATATTCAGCTATTGCCATATTAGAAAAACTAGGATATTTAGGAGGTTAATGTGAAACGTTATTTAGTGGTACGAGAGAAAAATGGTATAAAAGACTGTGTCGAGGTAATCATTTTACCACATAAAGACGGTTCTGGGTATTCTTATGTGAATCTAACAAAGGGTCACATTTGTCCTTGTAAGTTCAAATCGATTGAACTGGCAATTCAGGACTGTGCCGCGAGACCAGAAGTAATGCACATGTATAAAATATCGGAGGAATAATAATGATCAAGGTTGTGGAAGGCGATATACTAGAAGCCAAAGAGTTCTTTATTGTGCAACAAGTTAATTGTCAAGGCGTTATGGGCGCTGGATTAGCCAAAGCGATATACACAAAGTGGCCAATGGTTAAGCGCGAATATTTAGATTATTGTAAACGTGTCGGTCCTATTGATCATTTGATTGGACGTGTACAATACGTTTACATCTCAGATACGCAGATTATTGCCAATTGCTTTTCGCAACGCTATTATAAAAAACCAGAACATCGATACGATCCCAGATTCGGACAGTTTTATTGCTACACTGATTATGATGCCATGGAGAATTGTTTCGATTATATTGCAACTAATGTGGATAAATCGATTGCAATTCCATATGGTATCGGATGCGGTTTAGCGGGTGGAGATTGGACTGAGGTGGAATATCTCATTAAGAAATGTTTCAGAAACAATGACGTGACGATATATAAACTACCAACGCAATAAAACAGCAATATCCCACCGGTGTTATTCCGGTGGGATTCTTTTTTTGTTCACAAGTGTATTATTAACGCCCAAAACATCTTTATAAGCATCGCATAAGGGGGTGAACATCATATGCGCATGTTAAAGAATGAGGATCTTTACTCTAGACAAATTCGAAATCTGACATCATTAGAAACCTCTAACGTTGCTATGGTAGTGCAAAGCGATGTTGTACATGCTGAGTTTTATGATATTAATGCAGACTTATCTGTATCGATTGCTGGATTTGGAAATGTGCATGAGTATATAGGACCACATTCTACCGTTTTATATGACAAGATCGAGAATCTTCCGATGGCTGGTGTAGAGTCTCTTGTTATGACAAATGAGTTTGACGACGAGATGGGATTCGATACAAACTTCACCAGTCAAGGAATCATCTTTCCAAATACCATTACACCTAAGCCTGGTAGTCTTTTTTTGTTTCCTGAATCTATTCGTCCCGCTATTTTTATTGTAACGAATGTGTCAAATGTTGTGGTAAGATCTAACCCATTTGTGGAGATTTCGTTCCGGCTATTCACACAGGCACAAGAAGATGTAGATCAGCTCAGGAGACAGGTCAGAGACGAGTATCGAGTTGTCGTTACGGCAATTGGCACAGATCGATCTCTATTAGTCAAGAAATCATCATACTTCGAAATGAAGGACCACATTGCGTCGTATATCGACATTGCTGACTTCTATGTGTCTACGTTTTACGACTATGGTAAAGCGGCGTTTGTTTTCTCCGAGATTTATGATGAATCCAGAGATGTGCGAGCTACTGTGGTTGACTTCATGCTGCTGAAGTTGATGTATGAGATGGGTATCATCGTATATGATCCAGTTGTCACATTTGCACTGAATAACTATGAGTTTCGATTTGAGCGAATCTATATTGATAAACCTTATCTGGTGGATAACCATCGATTCAAGGAGTCAATGTTTTATAGATTATTGAAGAAAGATCGAAAATCTCCATTCTTTGAAAAGCGGTTCCCATATTCCAATTCAGAGAATCCACAGATGTCAAAGTATCTCGGTGCAAATTTGATATATATCGATACGTACACAAATCGACGGAATTGTGATCCATTGATTGGAAACTTCACCGTATTTGACGATGAATTTATCGATCGTATTCTGCATGACAAACCGTATGACAGATATGATCCCAGATTCAATGTCACATTACGAAATCCAGTCATCAATTGGTTTAATGACCATGAGATTGACTTTACGGATATCTATGTGAAAGGTGAGAAATCATTGGAAAACTTCTATTTGGTTCCGATGGTTCTGTATATGTATGGAAACTACATTGCAAAGTTAAAGTAATTTATAAATAAGGAGGGCATTGAAAACTATGCTTAGCGAAATGTATAATTCAGCTGTTGCTCTGGAAAAAGATATGAAGTTTATGGTTGAGTCAGTGGTTACTGATCCGATCGAGAATCCGGAGGAAGAGGAAGTTGATGTGGAGTCTGTTCCGCAGGGTGCCATTGATAAAGCTGATGCTGCGTTAGAGCAGATCGTTGATCGTGACGATTACGATGACACGGACCTGGAAGAGCTGCTCGACGATGACGACGAGGAGTTCGGCGATGATGAATTTAAAGTTATCATCGAAGAGTGCGTGAATGAAATGGACTCTCTCAAGTAACCTATTCTAAATGATATAGGAGAGTATAGGTCAACTCTCCGATAAAATAAGTTAAGGAGATGTTATCATAATGATTACAATTAAAGATTTACGTGAGTTAGCAGAATCCACTGAACCGGCTTACGTTGTTGACAATATGATTATCTATGAGTCAACAATTGAAGCTTTTGAGGATCTGTCTTTCCTGGATAATGAAGTTATCGATGAAGCTGCTTCTGATGAAAAGAAAGCAATTCTGAACAGTGAAGATCTGAAGCAGGCCAAAGAACTGATCAAGGAAGCTAAGAAGTTGAAGAAGTCTGATCCGGAAGCTTCTAAGAAGAAGTGCGACCAGGCTCTTGCAAAGTTAAAGAAGCTTGCTAAGGATGCTGAGAAGATTAGCGATGATGATGCAGCAGTTGAAATTTGCAAGACTATCGCTTCCTTTATTCCAGCGATTATTTATCTGATTCTGCAAGCCTGCGGAATTTTGAATCTTCCGGTTCTTGCCTTTGGCGCACTGTCCCTGATTCCTATGTCTATTATAAACGACAAGGTTTCCAAGAGCCGTGTTGGTCATAATAAAATTCATCCGACTCCTGACACACAGATCATTGATCCGTTAAAGTTCAATGAAATGAGCAAGACCGAAGCGATCGGCGTTATTGAAATGATGATCAAGAAGGCGGAAGGTATCAAGAACAACAAGTCTCTTCTTGACCGACTCAAAGGTATGATTGGCAAGGACAAGAAGGAAGAAGCCAAAGCATAACAAGTAGGTGAATACATCTTTTATGAAGAAATATATCATTGTGCCGGAGTTTGTGCCGCTTTATGCAATGCGCAAAGTATTCGGCCCGCAGACAGGTCCGATTCGGAAACCGATTGCAGTTGATACTGAGATCATTCGTCAGTTGCTTCAGCAGAAACCTCCTGTTAAAATGTACGAAGTGCAGCTTACCAATGCAAAGCTGCTAACGTACGATAAGAAGGTTGAGCTGACGAAAGATAATTATAACAAAGATAATTTTGTTGAAGAATCTTATGAGAACACCTCTAATGAGGTGGTTGAGGAGAAGATTGAAGCAGAATTACCAAAGTTAGAGAATCCTATTAATAGTGATTCTATGGGTGTTGAACTTCGCGTAGAAACATCCAAAATTGAGGAGCCTGAAAAGGTTGAAGAAGCTGCTGTTGAAATGAAATCAGAAGATGCGGATGTTGCAGAACTGATTGACGTTGTAACAGCAGAGGAACCGGTTTCTGTTGAAGTTGCCGAGTCGGAAGAGAAACCGACTGAAGCAACAGATGGAGCGGCTGATAATCAGAACCCGCAGCGTTTAACCAAGGCACAGCGTCGTGCAATGGAACGCGCAAACCGAGGCAAGGCTGCACAGCAGTAATTTACCGTTTATTATCGGGGGGGGGGTGCTACTTAATATAGCACTCCCTCTTCCCTCGTATTTTATATAGTTAAAGAGGGAAACCAAAATGATCACTATTAAGAATCTTGTAGAATTAAGAGACACGCCAATAGACGAGGGTGTTGGCGATTATCTCCCAGGAATAGAGTTAGAAGACCTTCATTATTTTAGTGAGTCAGCATTATTACAAACCGGCACATTAACGGATGAAGTTCTTACGGAAGGTGTGGGTTCCACCATCTGGAATAAGATAAAACAGGGATTTCAAGCTGTTATTAAGTTTTTTAAAATGCTGGGAGCAAAAATTGTAAATTTTATTAAAAGCTTTTTTAATAAAGCTGATTCAGAATTAATATCTATTGAAAAAGAAACCAAAAACAATTCCAACAATGAGAATATTTCTAAAGTCGAAGATAAAAAACAGTCTGAATTAGAAAAACTTGAAAAGACTCTTAGTGACACTACAGATAAGGATGAGCAGGAAAAGATTAAAAAGAAGGAAGAAAAAATACAAAAAGAGCTTGAAATATTAAATAAAATAAAGAAACACCAAATTGCAGTTGAGGCAGAATTGTATATGGGTGAAAATTATATGCTAGATTCGTCTGATATATTAAAACAGTGTGCTGACGCTATAGCTGTATCATCTAATGGACTAACAAAAGATTATGATGGGTTAGACTTGATTGCTCTAGTGTTTTCGGCGAATTTTGCACAGCATGTAGTAAAAGATGATGCTGCGTTTGCTTCTGATAATAAACATATGTTTGGCAAGGGTTACACTAATCTGTCTAGTGAACAACGTCATTCGAAAGCGCTAGATATTGAAATTGACTATCTTGATGACCTTAAAGATTTTATGGATAAAATAAAAAATATTTCAATAGATTATGATAGCGAAAAGATTTTAAATGTGTTTCGCCTTAAAAAAGACAAGAATGGTGCATATTTTCCTAAGTTTGGAAATGAAAAAATTAAAAAACAACCTACTGAGATAATTTCGATTGCTAGAAAAAGTGTTGTTGATTTTAAAAACAATATTAGCATATACACAAAATTTACTGGCGAAATGCAAAATCAATTAGAAAATGCGATAAAATATATTGATACAATTAGCAATAAGCCGGATTCCGAAAAATATAAAAAAATATTTACAGCACAAATTACGTGTTGCAATACCATGATAGGTGTGATTAATCGGTGCATCACTATGAATATTACAGCTTTTCGTAATGCCATTTCACATAATATTAAAGAAGCTAAAAACGTTCATGTGTTCGGTCCTCTGTATCAGATCAGCTTATTTGAATAAAACATTATGGGAGAGACATTAATGTCTCTCCCATACCTTTAGTTTTTAATTGCGTTCTTGAAATGATTAAGCTGCTGAATATCGTATTGAATTGCTTTACGTATTGATGCAGCATGCATTGAAGTCATTTTGCTAATAACGCCAACAAGCTTATTACAGCATTGTGCCTGTAATTTAAATATGTGAGCATATTCAGTGTTAGCTGGATCTTTTTGATAAGACTCCATATCCGATATGATTTGTTTACAAACTTCTTGAGCATTTTTAGAGTCTTCCATAAATGCATTTAAAAATTTTCTAGAGTCTTTAATCACATTTTTGATTTCTGAAATAACTTCACTCTTTTTGTAGATTTTATCTTTAACAGAGATAAATCTGGACTGAAGTTCACCATTAATTAGACGCATGAAAAGACGATCTAGTGTTTTAGGATCAGAATAGTCGACTTTTGCAGCTAAAATAGCTTTTGCATATTCTACAGTTTTATTTGCTTGTTTATTTATATAGCGCGATTCTTTGTTCCTATCTTCGGTACTGCTATTGGGATCATTTGACATATCTTTAAAAAATTTGAGTTCGTCATAAAATTCACTAGACATAACATCTTTAGCAATGCTGCTATTACCAATATTAGCTGAAAAAACTAGTGCATCCATTGCAGCATGTCGAACACTAGCGATGGTTGTAAAGCCAGCGGCTATATACAATGTAATTGTGGTTTTACTAGCGTCTTTATACGCTTTGTTTGATTTAGTGTATCTCCTCTTGATCTTTTCGATCTTCTCTTTTGTTTCAGCAACATCATTCTTCAGATCAGCAACTTTTTCTTTATCCTCAGCGGGAGTTTCTTTGATCTCTTGCTCTTTTTCTTCTACCTCTTTTAACATGCGTTCTAATTCTTCCATAGCTTTTAATTCTGCTTTACGATATTCTTCGGTATCCAGTTTTTCTTCATTGTGTTCTATATGGTCGGGTTCTTTCTCTGCTTTATCCACAGCGTCTTCCGCCTTTTTGAAGAACCCAGTAATAAAGCTCTTAATTTTTGAACCAAGCATCTTGAAGAAATTGATGATTGCTTGGAAGGCTTTCTTGATTTTGTTCCAGATCTCAGAACCAACACCTTCCGTAAGAATCTCGTCATCCGCAGTATCTTTGATATCAACAACGAATGCTGACTCACTGAACATTTCAAGATCTTCTAGCTCTACTCCTGGCAGGTAATCATCACCAGATTCATACAGCGGTGTGTCACGCAATTCTCGTAAGGTTCCAATTGTTATCATAAAGTAATCCCTCGTTTCATTAAAAAATTCAAAAAACGGGGGTAAAATGGGAGAGTGACAGTTTATAACAACTATCACCCCCCCCCGATATAAAAAAAAATAAATGCTGCTTATAAATACGTTCTTAAAATGAATATGTAAAGACCCATGGTTTCTGATTACCATGGGTCCTGTTTTTCACAAGTTGTCAAATCTCCTGAGCTGTCGTTTTACTAGCTTTCAGTCGTCTGTCACGCAGTCGTCATAGACCAGAACTACAGAAGAATCCTTATCTGCATTCTTGGATACGATGTTAACACTGATGATGTCTTCCGGATCAATTTCTTCTTCGTCACAGTAGTCTTCCATTAACGACAAAGCTTCTTCCAGATCCTCTTCGCTGAATACTTTTGTTTTGACAGCCATTTTAATTATTCACCTCCTTACTCACTACTATAATTTATATTTCATTTTACGCTTTAGTTTACTCCTGACCCCTGGAAAGATAGTAGTATACAACGATAGAGTTTATATAGGGGATGTTTCTGGAAATGCTATGGAGGTAGTATTAATGAATCATGAATTAAATATTGGAACGATTGGCGGCAAAACAACTGATCAATTGACGGATTATCTAATTGAACAGATGGTAGAGAATAGAATCGGTATTACAGGTTCTGGTGGAACTTCTGCTGTTGGTGTATTTGATATTTATCCCGCACTGGGTGCTTTAATTACAATAGGTTCTTATCAGTATCGTATCGTTCATGTATCTGAAAATGGAGTTGTCTATGCGATATTGGCATATTGGGTTAAAAATGTACAATTTGATGCTGATAATTCCAACAACGTTTATGCTAATTCAGACATCAAAACCGAATGCGATAATTGGTTTGCAAATAAAGTTCCTTCAGAAATGAAAGAACTCGGAATATTTGCCGATACTGTAGTAGAAAGTGTTGCATCGCCGTGCTTTATTCCAAGCTATGCAATGTGTAATCCGGCTGAAAATAATAGTGGAGCAAACACGTTCGACTTTTTCAAGGAACAGGGTGGACGAGTATTTAGAAATTCATCAGGCACAGCTCAATACTGGTGGACTGCGTCTAAGTACTCGTCTGGTGGCTATGTGTGGCGCGTCGATACCGATGGCAGTTTCAACAGCAACAACCCGGCCGGTTCGCGTGGGTTCCGTCCCTGCTTATCTATTGTTCGAAGCGCATTTACAATTGTGTGAGTGAACGGATGTGCTCAGTAAGTGCAGGGCTATGCAGCTGCACGGTCAACTGTAGCACGAAGTGAGCGACTAAAATAAAGAATGAAACTTTGGACATCTTATTGAATACAATGACAAAGGATGAGTCTAAATTGGGTAATAGAAACAGTTTGTTACACCAAAGAGTTCCAGCTAGAACTGTTGCGGTAACCTTAATCGATAATTTATTGGGTTATACGATTAAGATAACGAGCAACACAAAGAGATTTCCAAAGTCGATGAGATATACTATTACGGATCGTTTGATCAACGAATGTGTAAAAGCTTCTGGTCACATAAGAGCCACCGCAAAAATCAAAACCAGAGACAAGAAACACTATAAAGATGTGCTAAAGGGAATAGATAAATGTTTCGATCATTTGGCCAGGTTTGAGGGGTTAATGGTACAGTGTAAGCGGTTTTGTGAACCTGGGAATTTTGAATACTGGAGTGATCTGCTTACAAAATGTCACGACGAATTGGTAAAGTGGTATCGTCATGAGAAACAGCTGAATGCAGATCGGAAACGCAGAAACAAAGACAAGCTCGATAAGGATGGATATATCATTCTGGAAGAGCACGACTGGGTTCGACGTAAAATCGCGGCTGTCAGGACCCCCCCCCAGTGGATAATGATGACTAGCGCAGGTTCAATCAGGGACACCATCGAAAATGGTCGGCACACATTGCCAGACGAACATAAAACTAAATGGTTTAGGGCTATAAAGGGCCAACTCGTCTGGTAGCAATGTGTGGAACGTCAATACCGATGGCAGTTTCAACAACAACAACCCGACCAATTCGAATGGGTTCCGTCCCTGATTGACAAAATAATGCTAGATTGAGTAGACGAACCGATTCGTATTGGTTCGGACGAAAAGAATGCACAATAGTTAAGGAGACCTGGACCATGTGGGGTTCCTTACGAACAACATGAAACGTGATGCGCTTAGAAGGCTGTTCGTTCAGCAATGAATGATAGGATACTTCGATAATGACCGCATCATATTCAAATAACCTAAACCATAATCTTTTAGCAAAGTGAGGAAGATTATGGCTGCACATAGAAAATCGGTGGCCGTGGTTGAGTACGATAAAGTATTCACCTACGACCACCTTTTTCAGGCATTTTATCACTGTCGCTCTGGTAAACGGAAACGCAAAACAGTGATAGACTATGAAATCAATCTGGCCAAGAAGATTACAAAACTTAGCAAAATACTCAAGAAACGCAATTATAAACCGGGCAAGTTATATGAGTTCACGATCTATGAACCGAAGAAACGCGATATTGTTGCGAATCAGTTTCCCGATAAATTAATCCAATGGGTGAACTGCACTTATATACTAGAACCATTGATTGCGCCAAAGTTAATATTCGACAACTATGCGTCTCAGCATGGTAAAGGAACGGATCTTGCTCGTAATAGATTAGAGAAGTTTCTGAAGAAATATTGGAATACATATCACACAAATGAAGGCTATGAACTAAGATGTGATATCAAGTCTTATTTTGGTACAATAGATCGTGATACATTATTCGAAATGATCAAACAGCTTCCTATGGATGAAGGTTGTTTAGAAATCAACCGGATTTTGATCTATTCCCATAAGCCAGAGAAGAAGGCCGGTGTTTGCATTGGTTTTCATTCGATGCAGTGGATGGTGGTTTATTACATGAACGGGTTAGATCATTTCATCAAAGAGAAACTTCATATCAAATGGTATGGCCGATACAATGATGATTTTTATTTGATTCATCCAGATAAAGAATATCTTCAGTATTGTTATGAAGAGATTCGTAAGTATGTAGAAGATAAGCTGAAATTGAAACTGAATCCAAAGTCTGGTATCTCGAAATTAGGAACCAATATGAACTGGCTTGGGTTTAATTATAGATTGACCAAGGAAGGTCGAATTATTGTTCGTGTATCAAAGAAATCAATCTCCAGATACGTGAGCAAACTAAAGAAATATTTCAAGATCTATCAATACGATGCAATTGAATTACATCAGATTTCACAGTCGTTAAATTCATATGCAGAGCACATGTCAAAGTCGACCAACGGCAAGAGACTTATTCAATATTTAGCAGATCAAGTTTATCAGCTATGTGATAAATATCAAATTGATCCGGATGTGATTATTCCGAGTTCAATGATCAGGAAAGGCGGGTTGTTGAAATGAGCACCAGGACACAATTGGAATCAGAAATCTATGAACTGTTTGATGATATGGACCCATCGGGCAGAAACACGGAAAGAATGAAGAATCTCTTCAAAGGAATGACAGATAAGCAATTTTATGCTTTTGCGATTGACTTCTTTTCTGATGAAAAAAAGAACTTCACCTGTTCTTATATTCCGTGTGATAATCCAGTCACGATTGAATTTATTGAAAAAATTGCAGAGAAGCATGGAATCCCTCTATATGAACATGTATTTATGCCATATATGTCAGATACACCAGATAAACCTGAAACAATTCCAGTAACACCACATAAAGTAATGGTTTTGGTATATCCGGTTAAGAGACTGAAACAGATGGGCTTCTTAAAAGCACATTCCGGCATTTCTAATACACATCGTAATGCGGAAACTGGACAAGTATCAGAAGTCGACAAGACAACACGTGAGACTGACAATGAAACCTACTCATTGATTGTACAAAACCAGTATAACACCTTGAGAGAGTTATATGGTCCTCGCGCAGATGATATGCCGGCGAAGTATGAAATGATGCGTCGTATCCAGCGAGATGGTGAAGTTTCATTGGAAGATCTGCCGAATCGCAAAGAAGATAAGACAACGATGAATACGATGTACTATTATCTTCTGTCCGCTGGATTAGCTACAAACTTAATGGATGAAACTGGTTATGTGTTACCAGGAACATTGCGTAGAAAACGAAACGAAGAACGATAAGGAGGTGTTTATTTATGACTCGAGAAGAAATGCAAATGGAACAGCTGAAAAAGATGCAAGAAGCTATGGGTTCTGATCCCACTTATATGACAGAAGTTGCGATGCCAGGTTGTGCACCGAAGAAAGTCGATAAGAACGAATTAGCATCAGAGAAGTAAAAAAAAAATGAGGGAGCATTACGCTCCCTCATTCTTCTGGATGATCGGATTCGCCTTTTATAAACTTTTTCAAAATGTCGTCAAATGCAACTCCATTTACCATGTTGATATTGCCAACACGCTCTTCTGGTCTTAGTATTCCAGGGAAATCTTGTTTGTGGTGTTTATCCTTCTTCTTCTCTGTTTCGATCCAGCCCTTTTTAGCAGCTTTCTTCATCAGGTTTGTTTGGAAGTACTTCAGAACACTCTGTGACAAGCTGCTGGTATCTCGTCATTGTCGATAGATTATAAAAATCGTTTAACCTATCACGAGCTAGCGTTTCGTGAGGAATCGGAATAGAATCTTCTATAAAATAGTGATACACACTATAAACATGTACGATTTCAAACAGCTGATAAATAATTTTTGACAGCGTTAGTACATATTTTACATCGTCTGCAGTTCGACAAATAATCGGGTGTGCCGAATCATCTTCATAGACAAACATACAGGTTTTGTTTACGCCAGAATGCCAAGCGTTTCCATTGTACTGAAAAGTGTTATATGCTAGTTTATCAATAATAAATCCCTCATTCGCTCGTTTCAATGTCCCAAGAACCAGGCCAACTTTTATTTTAGCGTAATCGCAGTCAACTTGTTCCGGCGTATCTTTTCTGTTTAACTGCACCAAGTAACTGAAATGAATTTTATTCGGATCCTTTGATTTCTTGTGCAGGTATGCTGGTTTTAGTTTTGTGGTCATTTTCATTCATCCTTTCTTCCAATTGGTTCACATATATAATTTATAGATGGTAAATCGACCTGGACATTTTAATAAACTGCTTATAAACGAGGTGGTAGCAAATGCCATTACCGAAAGCTCGTATCGTATATTTAATGGAACATGATCGACTTACTATAGAACCGTTCGACGAAAATTCACTTAATGCATATGGTTATAATGTGCATGTCGGTGATAAAATTATGTTGGCCGAATTGGAAGACGGAACCAATACAACAATCGATGTGCAATCTGGAATGAAGTATACGACTTATGATATTCCGGACAGTGGTTTTGTATTAGATCCAACAAAAGCTTACTATATACCCCTGAAAGAGACGATTAAAACAGATGATTATTCGGTTGAGATCGTTCCCAATTCAACGTTAGTGCAAGCTGGACTATCAATTGGGTTAAGCGTTACTCCGATTCCTGGTGCTGAGTTGCAGACTACAGTATCAGCTTGTGTCGCACAGCCGTTGAAATTGTATCGGGATTTTAATATTGCAAACGCTCGATTTACTTTAACTGATGATGGTGGTGGAATTTCATCCGGTATGATTGTAGCATTCTCTGGATCAGAAGTTCCATATGGTTGGTCATTATGTGATGGTACAAATGGAACTCCAGATTTACGGGACAGGTTTATTCTTGGTGCACGGAATATGACTGTAATAGGAGATACTGGAGGAGAAAAAGAATCCAAACTGAAACTGGAGAATATTCCTCCCATTGGTACAATCGGTGCTGCTGGATATGCCGCAGCTGCCTTACTATCAGACAATGAATCGATTACAGCGCTTGCTCCATACAAAGATTATATTCGAGTAGACGCTGCCCCAGTCTCTACCAACGTAGGAGAAACAGAGATCACTCCAGAACAACAATATCAAATTCCGCTGTATAAAGAGGGCGAGAGCAATACAGTAGAAATCGATATTGAAACGTCAGAGAGTGGAGGCGGTGGAGGAGAAGGCGGAGGCACTACCATCGGTGGTACCGGAGAACCATTCACTAACATGCCGCCATACTACACCTTAGCGTTTATCATGAAGAATTAATCTTTCTGAAATGAAACTTCTTTCAAATACAAATTATATTAGTGAGAAAGATAGAACTAATTCTATCTTTCTCAAATAGTTTTGGTGTGTTCTTTTTCTTTTTGAGAAAGGGCAAAAGCGAAAGGAGTTTTAACAATGAAAGAGAAAGAAATCTGCAACATTCTGAAGAATCTTGGGATATTACCAAGCTAAAGGCTATCGATATCTCACAAAGCTGACACAACTAGCAATCGATGGAGAATTGTTAATCGGTATGATGTCCAAGATTGGTTATCCGAAATTAGCAAAGGAATATCGAGTCACTCCAGTATCAGTAGAACGAGCTTGTAGAACCGCAATCAATCGTACATATGACATGTATCCAGAATTGTATTTTGATCTGTTAAAGATTCGTTCCAGACCATCAAATTCCGAATTGGTATTTACGTTAGCGGATCTTGTATCGGACTATTGAAGAAATGGAGAGGTATAACAACCTCTCCATTCTTTTTTTTTTGTTTTACGCAGTCGGAGCTGCAGTCTCTTCAGAAGTTTCAGTAGAGGCAGGTGCCTGGTCATTGATAACCGCGCACTCATACGCCTTACCATCGACATACACCTTCGGGAACTTGGTCTCATCATAAGGCATATCACCAGCCGCGAAGTAGATAACAGCAAGCTGCTCGTACTCCGTGTTGTTGATCGTCTTGTTCATGTTGATGGTCCAGCCAGACATGTCAGTCGTCTGCTTGCCATACGGCTGGATACCAATCAGACCGGCCCACTCTTCTACGTCAGTCGTGTCATACTCATTGCCCACATAGTTGACCGTAGCGGTAGCAGCACCCTTGATGCCAACACGAGACAGAGCCGCAGACTTGTAGATGTAGTTGTTGTTCACATTGATAGTAGCACCTTCAACAACGTCATAGATATTGAACGCATTGTGCGTGCAGCAATCCTTATCCAGATAGTTGTTGCTGAAGGACGAACCAGAAACCAGCTTGCCAGTCATTTCGGTAATGTGGTACATCTTACCAGAAGAACCAGCAGCAGGCGCACCAAAGTAGCAGCCCTCAATGACAACCTTAGCCTCTGCACCAGATTTCATGTTGAACAGCATGGTCTTCGTCTCAGAAGCATTGATATCCTCGAAACGACAGTTGATAAACGAAACACTCTTCGCAGCAGTAATAACCGGACGGAAGTCACCGGTAAAGGACATACCGCGGAATACAACCTCTGCCTCAGCACTATTGATTGTGCAAGCGCCACTCAGAACAGCGCCAGGGATATCGGTCTCACTCTCGGCCAGTGCAACAACTTCAGCCTTTGTACGAGCCTTCTGCGGCACATCATTCGGGCCAACGATCGTAACAGACTTGTCAACCGTCAGACCAGATTCCATGGCATACAGACCAGCAGCAAACTCAACCTCGCCGCCGTCTTCGACAGCAGAAATAACCTCAGTCACACCGCCAGCCGGCAGAGTCTCAGCAGTTACGGTAACAACAGTAGCAGCAACCCCACCAACAGAAACAACGTTCTTAAAGTCAATGCGAACATGCTTGGAACGATTCTTCTCGGCAACATCAACGATCATTGCAGTCGGGACAACCGTGTACCGTGCAGCAGAACTGGTCGGACAAATTGCCGGATTGTCAATGAATGCGGTGGGACGACCATCCAGAATCGGGCTGGACGGAGAGGGAGGATTCGCACGATTGATCAGAATCGCGTCGATCACACCTTCCTCAATGGTCTGCTCAACACCATTTCCATCTCGGTATACCAGACCGGTAACCTTGTCGCCTTCCTTAAAAGAAGTCTTGGACATGATGCCATCGTTATCGACCATTGTCATTACGGCTTCCACTTCAGCAGCCATTGTAATGGTAGGTAAATTCATGTGATGATTCACAACCTTTCTTGTATAAGATTATTAAAATGTTCAGGTGTATGTTTTAACTCGGAAGACATGTCATTAATGAATTTTTGTTGAGGAAATGCCCGGCCCACAATAGGGTCGGCGTTTTATTTTTATATCGAGAGGTGATATAATGGCAACTGTTGATACGATACTGTTAGACGAAAACAAACGTCATCGAAAGTATACCGGCGCAGAATATTTCCATGCTGCCGGTTACTTTGGTGAACGTGTTGTTGCAGCTACTGGTGAATCGTGGGCGCTGAGCAATTATAACCCAGGAGGACGGGTATTAGATCCATTAGGTTTAGCAAGTGGATTTGCAACCCATCCAATTTCAACGGCGGGCGTGTTCTTCCAGTTTGCACCAAAGGCTAAATTGGTTATGCTCAATATGGCTTCCTGTCAATCAACGGATCCGGAACGATGCTATATTCGGTTTGCAAACCAATCATTAGCTGTCGTAAAGGAATACAATATTCTCAATCAGTTCAATTCTTTCTCACAATCATACAACGCTACCACTCGTAAGATGTATGAAGAAGCGATGGAAGAAGTTCCTGATTTGAAAATGTTCTGGTGTATGGGAAACGACGATAAAGAGAAGTATTCCCGTATTACCGACCTGTCTGATATGTTTGGTGTTGGTGCATATAAGATTATGGTAAGTGGTGAGATTGTACCAGAACATTTCTCATCAGAAGCACCTACCGTTGACTTCGCTGGTCCGGATCTGGTTGCCTATAGCACTTCTGCTACTTCAGCATCTGCATCTGGAAGTAAGCCTTCTGGCACATCTTATGCGACACCAACAGTTTGTGCACTGTCTTGTTTAGTAGACGACTTCTTTATCGATAAAACTGGCAAGCCGTTAAGCAGACCCATGATGTTCCAATTCTTGATTGATCATTGCGAAGATATTGGGGACGAAGGGTTTGACCAATCTATGGGATATGGTGCGGTTCGTTTACCCGAACCGTCCACAATTGACATTGAGAAATATCAACCTTGCGGAGGTGACACATCATTGACTGATCCAATTACGCCCGAGGAAGAGCAGAAGGGCACAGAAACAACAACGCTGCATTCTGAAAACAGCGGTATTCGAAAGTTCACTGGTGTAGATAAGTTCCACGCTGCTGGATATTATGGTGAGCGTGTATCTATGGCAACTGGTGAGACTTGGGACATCAACAATTATAATCCAGATGGATTGGTTGAGATTCCATTTGGAAATGGCAGTGGCTGGGGTAACTTTAGTGGCGGGCATGGAACAAAGACTGCTGCGACATTTTTCCAGGTAGCTCCAAAATCGAAATTATTCCAGCTTGGTAAAATCTCCAGTGCGAGAACTGGTAAGACTGGTTACTGTGGCTTAGAGAAGTATTGTAAAGACATCATTATCGAGAACAATATTCTTGGATGTTTCTGTTCTTTTGATATGATCAGTGATAAATACTTAGCTGAGAAATATACCGATGTAATCAATGAGCTGAAGACCTTTACGCTTGCGATTGCAGCAGGTAACGATGCAACCAGTGATTATACGGAACTTCTGGAATGTGATGCTACACTTGGCGTAGGCGCTTATTATGTGTCAGGAACAAAAGCAAAGCCGGAAGACTTTACTTCACAAACTGAGTATGTGGATATTGCTGGACCAGATCGTCAGGTAGTTAAGTTCGCAAAAGAGACTGGTGTTACCACTTATGGTAAACAGGAAGGTACGTCATTTGCAACACCTTGGGTTCTTGGTATGATTGCATTGGTGGACGACTTCTTTATTGATAAAACTGGCAAGCCGCTTACGCGAGAAATGATGCTCCAGTTTATTATGGACAATCTGGTAGACGTCGGCGATGAAGGCTTCGATAAACAGATGGGCCATGGTGCATTCATTCTTCCCGATCCGGAATCTATTGATATCAAGAAGTATCAGCCTGATGCAGAAGAGCAACCGACCGAACCTGAAGAACCGGAGGAACCTGTAATGGATCGCAATAACTATAAGGAAATCAAAGACACCAAGATCAACGACTATCTGCAGGTAACGGAAATCCCGTATGATGCAATTAAGGAAGTTGGTTTTGCAAAGTGCAATGATCCGGTAGAGAGTGTGAAATCCTGGTACAATCGTCAGGAGGATAAACCGCAGATTGTAACCAATGGTGGTCTGTATACGCTTGCTACTGGCTCTAATATCATGAGCTTTGTCGATGAGGGCGTAGAACAGAACTATCAGAACAATTTCGAAGGAATCGGTGTAAAGTACGACAATACGGCACTTCTGGTTTCTGGTGTGGATAAAGACGGCGGTTGGAAGGATTTCATGAGTGCTTATCCGGTACTGGTAGAAAACGGTAAGGTTCGTGATAGCTTTGGTAATGCTGCTGACCTGAACTATGGTAAGCTTGCTCGTCAGGCTATTGGAGTCAAGAAGAACGGTGATGTTATTATCATTACCGCAGATAAGAAATCCGGAGATCCAACTTCTGCTTCTAGTGCTTCTACTGGCATGCAGTTCGAAGAGCTTGCAAATCTGTTTGTTGAGTATGGCGCGGACTATGCAATCAACCTGGATGGCGGCGGCTCTGTCTACAAGATGGAGTTTGGTGAAGTTGCCAATAAGCCGACGGAAACTCGTGCAATTGATAACGTTTTCTATGTGAAGTTGAAAGATGTTGACGACGATAGCAAGAATCCTGTTATCGAAGGTTCAGAAACAGAAGAACCAGTAGTAGACCTTCCCACCATTGAGCCTGGCACTTATTATGCTACGGAAGAGATTGGTCTGAAGGCTGGCGTAGATACTGCTGATCATGAATCCAAAGTAATCTATACCATTCCAAAGGGTGAAGAAGTAACCGTACATTCTACTATGACTTGGCTGAACAAGACCTGGGCAAACGTAACAGCAAATTGGGAACGCGGATTTATTTGGTATACCGGTTCGAATCTGTCTGCCACATCTCCGTCTGAAGAGGTTGATCCAGAGCCTGAGGTTCCCGTAACTGATCCGAACGAGCCGGTTGATACTCCTGTTGACGATCCGGTAGTAGAGGATCCAGATTTCATTCCTGGTGTATACATTGTAAAGGTGAGCACGTTCCTGACGGTTCGTGATGCACCGAGCATGTCTGGTAATGCGGTTGGTAAGCTGTACAACGATACGATGATCTCGGTTGACGCAATTGTGAATGACAACTGGGCTCATATCAAGTGTGGCGAGTATGAAGGTAAATACTGTCATACTGATTATATTACCCGTCTTACCGATTATGTGGGTTCTGATGATCCATCTGTTGAGATTGGCGATAATGATTATTACATCATTAAGCTGAGCAAAGATATTGTGGATGAAGACGGTGACGTTGTATATACCGCAGGAAGCATTATGTCGGTTACTAAACTCATGGAAGACGTTCATCGGATCGATGGTGTATTGAATGGTGAAGAGCAGTATGCAACCGTAAATGCCCATAGCATCGATATCAAGGGTGAGATTCTGTATACTGGTAATTTCAAACCAGTTAATGAGCTCATATATGAAGGCAAAGACATTGGTATCGTTACAGACAGCTTTGACGCTATTCCGGTTCTTGATGCTGAAAATGTGCAAAAAGTATATAGCGGAACAGTTACTATTCCAGCTGGCTCGTTGGCTGTTGTCCTCGATGGAACGTCTGGTGACATCATTGTGAATGGTGTATATTATAATCTGCAAATGAATAGTCACATTTTGAATGTGAAATCGATCGGAGTTATTTGTTCAAATAATAATGAGCCGGTCGAACCAGATGAACCAGAAATTCCTGAAGAACCGGTTGAGGAAGAAGACGTGTTTGCTAAGTTTGAAGATAAGGACTTGATCAAAGACTGTCACAAAGACGGTGTTGAGTTCGTGCTTCGGAATGGAATCATGAACGGCGTTTCTGATACAAAGTTCGATCCTCAAGGTTCTGTAACAAGAGAAATGTTGGCAACTGTACTTTATCGCTACAATCAATACTTAGACTAAACAATTACCGGGAGTTCTTCATTGAGCTCCCGGTTCTGTTTTCACTCTTAGATTGTCTATAAATTATACATGTGAGTCACTTCGAGTGATTCATTGATGGGAGAGAGTCTTATGAGGTTTGGGCTCTCAAGTTAGTTAACGGAGTTTACAATTCTTTAACCGATCAATTCCCCCATAAGCAAAACAAGTAGTAATTCCCACCAAAACCTCAAACAGTCTCTCTTCTGTCCAGGAAGGGAGTTGTGTTGTTGATGGATTTCGATACCGTGCTGATTGATGCAGACATATCGGACGACCTTTGGGAAGCAGTTGGTGGATACTTCCCAGACGCCGATGAGAATGCAGATTGAAGCGGGATGTGGACGAGTCGAAAATTCATTGACGTTATCCATCTATCCGGAACAGTGATGGTGGACGCTGTTCCGGATATTATTTTGACATTTTATTAATGCGTATTCGTAATCAGTTGTATTTTTTATCTCATTAGAAAGGGGTTTACGATATATGGCATTTAAGCTTGTATTTATGGCAGCAAGTCCGGATCAGTACGTGCTGCATGGAGAAAAGAAAATGTCCGGTCTGGATTTTCTTACTACCGCTGGCGGACTGCTGCGTCGTGTGATTAACGACAATGTTGGCCAGGAGCACCGTGTATTTTCTAATCGGAAATACTACTGTGTTGCCATTCCGAGTCGAGTAGCGATTGAATCGGGCAAGTATGAAACAAGTGATGTTGCTTATGTACTTGTGAAAGACAACTATCTGAAACCGTATATTTTCTACTCTGCGGAATTCCGTTGTGGCAGATCTGCAACTACTTATCCGTTCATCTATAAGGATACGGTAGTATTGACCAGTCACGTTGATGAGTTAGCTTTGATTCAGAAATGGGCGGAACTTGGTTATCCTGATTCTATCAGCATCTCTGGTGGTGTAGAAGATCCTGATAATCCGAGTGTAGATGATCCAACGTCGATCACTGATATTCCGATTGTACAGGAAGCATCTGACATCAAGAATCCGTGCAATGGTTTGACTGTCTTTGACATCATCGAAGGCGTAGATCTGAGCACAAACAATCAGTAAACAACAGCTGGGAGGTTTGATTACCTCCCAGCTTTTCATCTATAAATTATATCATCGAAGGAAGTTGTAGTTCAATACAATTCTGAATACATTCAAGTAAAATAACGAGAAAGGATGAATGAAAATGACATCGTATGTGTTAAAACACGAAGGATACTATGTAAAATTGGTGGAGGGCAATTTACCAATTTTATGTGATCGAGGAGAAGCCACCGTATTTCATGATGAAGAACAGGCTAAAAAGTTAGCGCAAGACATTGAACGTATGCTAGCAAATATTCGAACTGCATCAGTCTGGGTTGAGGTTGAGCCAATACCCTTTGTCAGAAGTGTTAGGGTACGAAAAACAATAGACGAAGACGGTAATATTGAGTTAACCGAAATTAACACGAATACTGTTCCTGGTGATGAGCATCGTATTAGTGGTATTGATTGGCTTGTTGTTAATCGGCAAGAATCAAATACCGCAGTAAACTTAACGTTTTGCAGCAAATATGTACTGTACAACTATGTACCATTTATGATACCAAGATTACAAGCTAAAATCCCCACATTTTGTCTTGGTGTAAATCCCATTCGTTATGAAGAATCGTATGTGGCTACGTTGTGCACATTTTTAGTTTCAGATTTGGCCGAAAGTTTATGTGTGCGTGAAAACGACATAGAACGACTATTCGATCGTGAAACTGGAGATTGGGTGCACTTGTTGACCGTCAATCAGTTAAAATATCAATACAGCTATTTTTCAAATAGAGAGCATTATAAATGCAAAGAGCTTCCTGGCACAATCGATCAGTCATATGTTGATTATTGGCTTGCTACATTAGACAACGAACCGGGATATGTTAAATTCATAAATGCTCGTGGAGAATTTGACTATGATTTTGTCCATGCTCCAAAAGGATTTAGGCCCTGCTTTACAATTCAAATTCCATCTATAAAGCGTGAGGTGATTGAAGATGAGCACAAATAAAAGAACTTCAACTAAAAATAAAGAAGAAAAATATGTCGTAAAATGCGGACACTTATATGTGCGATTAGCTGACGGGAATATACCGATGCTAGTAGAAATTTATGAAGCAACAGAGTTTTCTAACAAAGAAGATGCTGATGAATTGGCCGAACGTATGAAGCTTTTGTATACAGGATCTCTGGGATATACGCCACCGATTAGCTCCGTATATTATAACGCAGAGACCAATGAATTTATGAATCGGATCATGGTTCATCAAGAAAACATCATATCGAACTCGGATGATGACGAGGACGAGTCGGATCTGATTAGCATCGAAAATGTGTCTCTTGGCCAAATTTATAAAATTGGCGGAACAGAGTGGCGTGTTATAGATCGTAAAGAAACAAATGATGATGTTAAATTGGCATTTATGACCCAGTATATTTATGGAGATCGTGTTCCATATGCTTTGCAATGCTGGGTGTTTGATGAAAAACACCAAACAAAATTTCCAAACTTGTATGATCCGGATAAAGCGAGTTACAAAACGTCGTTTGTTCGAAGGCTATGCATTGAAATTGAAGGTATTATGAAGGACGCTCTTCGATTTGATCGCAATAATATGGCCCCCATAATAGATCAAGAAACATGCGATTGGATTCATCTCTTGACTTACAATCAAGTCATGAGCGAATTTGATTATTTTTATAGGTATAAGTATCATAATATGTCAGTTAAAAGACGATATTGGCTAGCAACTTTGTCTACAAGACGGCACCCTAGTAACAGACAAGAGGCATATGTTATGGATTTCGATGGTAGAATAACGACCAAAGATATAACACATTCAGTAGATATGGGCGTTATGTTCTGTTTCAGTATTCGATTTCCGAAATATAATTCGTTTGTGCAGACGAGACCGATACAGAAAGAACGCAACGACAGAAAAACAGCAAACTCAATAAGGGAGAGATAATATAATGGGCGAATATTATATCAAAATTTGTGATGAGAAAGACGTTGATGAAATTGAATACGTGTGTTTGTCAAATCACCTATTGGACGGCTTGTCACCAATAATTGTTGACAAAAGAGAGGAAGCATCAATCTTTAACAGTCAAGATACAGCAAACATTTATAAAGATACTGTTAATGTGTTGCTTACAATTCTAAATTCAGCCAAGCGTGCATCTGTCGTGGCACTCGAAACTGATTATGTTTCTAAGCGTTTAATAGTTACTGTTCCACAACGTTGGGACGGAACGTCACCAGTAGAGATCCAGAACCTCAAATTGGGAGATACCGTTTCGATTCTGGGTATACTGTGGAGAGTTGTGCATTACGTTGATGATGACATTAAGATTCACTTGACGTTATGCAGCGAACATATATTGGGCATTGTTCCGTATTCTGTAATGAGGTGGACAGATGAAGGAGCGTTACAACTCGACTATAAATATTGTCGTAAATTGTGTGATGATCTAGAACGTCAATTAGATCAACACTTAACAGATAGAGTGTCATTTGATATCGATGATGAAACCGGCCATAAGTGCCATTTGTTAACATTAAAGCAATTTAACGGTGAATATGACTGGTTTAAATCAGTAAATAATCGTAGTGCTAGATATTTAAATGAGCTAAAGCCATATTGGACCGATACATTGTATGGCTCGTCTGGTAGCTATGTGTGGGGCGTCGATACCGATGGCAGTTTCTACTACGACTACCCGACCTCTTCGCGTGGGTTCAGACCTTGTGTCCACATCTCATTCAACAAGTATTGTCAATAGAAATAAGAGCCCTCTCATTACGAGAGGGCTTCTTTTTTTTTGTTTTTTATCAAACCCCAGCATATTGATCCTGAGTCCTGGAAAAATACAAGTTGGGAATTCCAAAGTATTTGCTAAGTTAGGAAATGGCACAGTTAGAGATTTAACTTTAGATACTGATACTAACACAGTATATACGCATCCCTATGATATCCAATGTAATGCTATTAATGAGATTAACTCTTTAAAATCCTCTGTCAGTAATGGAAAGTCGGCTATTGCTAGTGCAATTACTGGCAAGGGGGTTAGCACTGCAGCAGATGCGACTTTCCAAACTATGGCTAATAATATTAACCAAATTTACGTGCCAGATTCACGTCTTGTTTTAACTAATGACACCCTTACTATGGGTGCTGCTAGTAGCTATGATTTTTCTTGGAGTTTGGTTTCCTGTACTGGTGCCGATGGTGTAATAGGCTATCAGGGACCGAATAAACAATATTTTTATGAAGGCCGTGCCGATACCGCTATAAGCGGTATCGGAACATGGTACTGTGGATTAGGGGGTGGTAATGGTTTAACTTATGCGCACACAATAATCGACATATACGCAACGATTGTGTATTCGCCACCATTTTCTGGAATAATGAACTTTAGTTTAAAAGTAAGCAAAAACTATGTATCAGCGTCTATTATATCGGCCTATGTAAATGGAGATTCTTATTATGTGATTCTCAGAGTTTTGCCAGTATCGAATACATATGTAACATGGTCATTTAGTCAGATAGATTTAACAGTAAGTGTTAGATATACAAATAATATAACCGTTTTCACAACTGAGCATTCCATTGGAGTTATACCGGGCGTTCCATAATTAAGATTCTGAAAGCTGGAAAACTCTTGGTTACACCCAATAAAGTGTATGCTGGGTCTAATAAAATCGATCTTACCAAAGATACTGTGTACATACATCCGGTTAATAAAGTGTGTAATTACTCTGTCGATACAAGTGCGTTTGCAACTGCTTCAGATTTAGCATCATTAGAAAAACGAGTTATGTTAGGAAGTATTGGTTTACCTACACCAGTATTAGGGGCTAGAATTCGTATCGGCGGATTTGATTATATGATAGTGCATATTACTTCATCTATTGTGTATGCTATTTTAGAAAAACTTCCATTCGAAGTACAATTTAGTTCTGCGGGCAGTTCGATATATGCAGGTTCAACTATAGCAACATTATGTGAAACATGGTATTCCAATAATGTTCCAGAATCGTTGAAAAATTTAGGAATATTTTCCAATGCATCAACGTCAGGTGTAATAAGTCCGTGCTTCATACCGTCATATGCCGATTTCAACGGCGGGTTTCAATATTTTGAAAGTTCGCTCAATCCTAAAAGGCAAACGCCATTATATGTGTCATATAGCAGCATATCAGATGCAAATGGGTATTCATATTGGACCTCTACAGCAAATGGAGACCGTTTATATGGAGTTGATAGTTATGGTTCCTTTTTATATGCTGTTACGCCAACTTCATCGTTAGGATTTAGACCATGTTTGGCCATCTCTGTTACCGCATTTTCATAATTACACCCAAAGATTCTGGCAGCGGGAAAGATTGTTGTCGGAAACAACTATTGTTGGTTTGGCTTCAATAAGATTCAGCTACCTCCCGCTTCATCTATACCATCCGGGCTAATTGTAATGTGGTCAGGTAGTACATCTAATATTCCTTCTGGGTGGACATTGTGTAATGGAAGCAATGGTACTCCCGATTTACGTAATCGGTTTATCGTTGGTGCAGGTTCTACTTATTCTGTGGGAAGTACAGGCGGTTCTGATACAGTAACCTTAACTACCGCGCAAATGCCATCACATAACCATAGTTATAGTTTAAGCACATCTTATACTGGAAGTCATAGCCATACTGTATCAAATGTCGCTGCACCAAGCAGAATACCATATAATTCTTCCTCTAGTAGTATGGATGGAGGAGCCACTAGAGGCGGTTCGGTTACAACAGATTCTGCCGGAAAGCATTCTCATACGATATCTGGTTCTATTTCAGCTACTGGATCAGGTCAATCTCATGAAAACAGACCTCCTTATTATGCGTTGTGTTTTATTATGAAGGTTTAAAGATTCTGACCCCTGGAAAACTCTTAATTACTCCTAATAATGCATATATAGGTCCTAGTAAGAATTCTTTGGTATATTCACATCCAACAGAGAAACAATGTAGTTGGACTCTTACTACAAGCAGTTTCTACGTAACTGGTACATATGTTGGAACCGGAACTGGAGGATCGAGCAACAAGTCTTCGTTAAATTTAGGATTTGCTCCTAAATTGTTAATAATAAACAGTGATGACTGGTATTCAATAATTGCGACATATCATGCACCTTGTTATTATGCTAACGCAACTTCTTACTATGAGGTTTCGTTTGAGTGGACAACAAATAATGTTTATTGGTGGGGTCGCGATAGCTATTATCAATGTAATGCTAGTGGCAAAACCTATTATTACATCGCATTCAAATAGTATACTGATTCTGAGCCAGGGAAAGCTATTATCTGGGCTAAATAAAGCGTGGTTAAATTTAAATGGCATAAAAGAACTTGCAACAAAAGCAGATATTCCGTCAATTCCATCTGTTATTGATAATTTAACTTCTACTTTGACCACCGCAGCATTATCAGCTAATCAAGGTAGAATATTGAAAGGTTTGATAGATGCGGCTAGCAGTGGTTCGTCTTCTGGTAGCATAGATTGTCTAGTGAATAATGCCAGTTTCTCTGTTTATGGTAAGAATAGTTCATCCAAATCCGTCTCTGTATCCGATTATAAGATGATATTTGTTTACTGCCCACAATACACATATGACGGAAACACGTCTGGAAATAATTGGGATTCTTACGGTTATATTAGAAGCGATATCAGTGGAACCTTTATTTACAGGTCTTTATATGGTACTACGTTAATATCTAACTCATATACAGCAACGTTGCCGATTATTGATTCCCCAAGAGCTATTCTAATATTTAATTCAAACATGGCTTCTGCAATCGAACTATCTACATGTGTTTCCGTTAATAATCATAATGATAGCGCTGGTATGCTATTAACCGGAAGAACCGTATTCACATCTACTATTTCCACATTGACCTACGGTGTGACAAGCACTTACAGTGGCGGCACTACATATATGAATAACCTTTATATCTACGGAATCAAGTTCTGAGCGATGGAAAAGTGGTGTTTGGTAACACAAAAGCCTGGTTTGGTAGCAATAAGATAGAACTAACCAAGGACACTGTATATACCCATCCAACAGAGAAACAGTGTAATTACAATGTGGATTCGAGTTTGTTTGCTACCAGAGACGAACTTGCTGCGTTAGAAGACGTTGTTAATCAGCGATTACCGGAAGTGGTGTTTAATATAACGCCGACTGTTGGCGGTGTAATATTTATGGATTCGCGGTATTATGTGATCGTGCATATTCCAGCTGATGGAGGATCTGTGTTTGTCGCGCTTCAAGACTATTATGGAAGAATGCGCTTTGGGTCATCTACAGTTCAATCATTTGTTCACACGTATGCAAACTCAGCCGCAAAAGCGAATTGCGACGCGTTCTATACAAATTGCATTTCAGCAGAAACAAAGGATAAAAACATATTGCTAGATGTATACGTTAGCGGAATCACATCAAAAGTATTTCTTCCCACATATGATCAGATGAATGGCGGATTTTCTTATTATGAATCGGCTTCTAATAGAATTTTAGCAGCTGGCGATTGGTGTGGTTCAACTTTATCAGGAACACAATCGGTATGCATGGTTGATGCGGAAACCGGAAATGTAACATATGGAGCATGTACAAGCACCTATTATATGCGTCCGCATCTTTGTATTAGACGAGACGCATTCGCATAAAAAAAAGAAGGCCGGTGGTGAGACGGCCTTCTTTTCCTCCTGCATTCGAGAAGTGGTGGAACTCGAAGCAGAATGAGAGAGTTGTTACATATTCTTGGGTCACTGAGCAGCGTTGTTGATTCTAACACAGTTGTCCTTTAAATATGTAAGCGTCTGAGAGTGAGAGGATAATACAAGACAAACTAACTGGAGTACTTAAAATGAAAGGAGTTGTGTTGTTGTGTTAAGTGGTAAAGAAAAAAAAAGGATGATTAACTAAGATAAAGCCCAGGGAGCATGGAACTCCCTGGGCACAACCAGAATACTCGTATACGAAAGGGTGGTGAAGCCTTCTTATACGAATAAGATATTATCCTCTTCTCTCACTACTATAATATATACTCCCATACCCTACCAATTACGGATTTTATTAACTATGCATACAAATATGTGATTGGTTCATCATAATAGTGTGTCGCACATGTCAATGTCCTACTACTAACATCAAAATTCCACACATTATAAATTGATAGGTTTAATTGTACGCTACCATTTGTATAAGGCGTTATCGAAAATTCTGCATTTAAACCAACTGAATGCTTATACGACCTTATTACATAAAACGTTTTTATTTTTTCCAGGTACAGATACGTATAGTGCTGAATTGAATATGTGTCATTATTTTTCCGTGGAATAAACGCTATAAATGATGTACAGTCAGAAAACGTTTTTACGGTTCCAGTAGCTGTAGGTGTCACATTTGTGTAATTTGTTGAATTTATAGTAGGAAGACCATAGCTGGCTATTCTGCTGATATTGCTAGCCATAGTAGCGAACGTTGCACTTGATGAGGTAGTGACACCTTTGCCAGTGATAGCGTTCGCTATTAATGTCTTACCATCACTGACAGATTGAAAACACTCATCTACTGAAGTTTGCAGTGTTGCTACATCTTGTTCTGCTTGTTCCACACTGGACTTTAACCCAGGAAGATCAAAAGTGTTTCCTTCTGAGTCTTTAATCAGATCAGCAGAAATGATCGGAAACAATGGAGTTCCATTCTCATCCTGTAACTGTACCAGATATCCTTCTGTGTTTACATCAGCCATTGGTATTCACCTCCTCAGATAACTTCGCTTCTAACGCATTAATTTGATCACGAAGTGCTTGTCTTTCTGCATGTAACTCGGCTACGTCATATGGAAGCTCTTCTCCGATAAGAGATGCTTCAGAGCACTTGATAATCTTATAATCTGTAGAAGCCAGTTGTTCTTTCAGCTCTGCGATTTGTTCTGAATAATCTGGCTCTGGTTCTGGTCGTTCAAGTCGGATAATATCTGTCAGAATTCTATCTTCAATTTGAAGCTCGCAATATGGACAATATGCACGAGCACGAAGCTCAAGCCGAACTGGAACAGCAATCCAGCCTTCTGGGACTTCACCATAATGGAGAGTCTTATAACATTTCGTTTCCGTGTTTATAATAAACAATAATGTCACCCCCATTTCTTGAACGCAATATATTTATATAAACTTCCATTTTTGTTAGGGAAAGTTGATCCAGAGCCTGAAGTTCCCGTAAGTCTTACACCAGTGTCTGTCCAATTTATTGTAACCGAATAGCTCGGGGATGCAACAAACGGAGATCTAATTGACGTTTGTTCAGAAAAGATAACGAATTGACTCAATTCGTCAATTTCATTGCAGTTGTATGCAACATATATTGCCACCATTGCCGGTTTAAACCCGATATCGATGGTAAGAGTTGTAGTTCCGTTACCAATATATTCACCTGAAATAAATGGTATATATAAATCCGCTTCTTGATAAGGCAGAATCTTTAAGTAGCCATTAATTGGGCAATATGCCATTACTCCATCAGATTTTATCGTTTGTTCTGCGATTACACCTTCGCATGCACAATATCCACCAAACCCGACTTTTATGCCGTCTCCCCCAACTCCAGTCTCAAGAGCGATTGCATCTTTTGCGGTGCTAATAAATGAACCACCTATTTTGTAATCAACAATCTCAAGTATTGTTGTTGTATTGTAACTACTGTTACCAGCATCAGCGTATGCCAAAAGAATTTTATTATCAGATATAGCTGTACCGGAAATAAACGATGAATTATAATCGTTAAATGAATATTCATCGCCAAAAATAAAATTGGAACCATTCCAGCTAATGGTTAGTGCGCCAAATCCGGTTGATAAGTGATATGAACATATTGCAACTACACCATCGTGATAGCTAAACAAATCGACATATGCATCGCCGGCGCTATTAAAAAGAATTTCTTCTCCTAATTTATCTAGCGAGATCGTATATGCTAATATTTTATTTGACGTTAAAATATAAAGCACATTGTCAAAATAAGCACATCTTGTGAGACTTACTGAGCTAGAAGAGAAAACCACAGCATCTCCGAACTCTATAGATAAATCTGATTTTATTGTCAAAATAATTGTTTTCCCTTTATTTCCGTCCCCATTAGCCACATAACACACACAAACTCTCTTATTGCCATCGGCATCGTCCGGAATCGATACTGCAGATATGTTATTTATGACCCCATCGGTTGTGATCTGCTGCGCCTGTTTTCCGCTAATAGAAGCAACCAAACCGGACGAACCGTAAAATGTTATAATAGTTAACGGAGTTTCACTCAAAGCAATAGATACAGAATTGTTACTATCTACAGAAGACGATACGGTTGATTGGCTAGACAAACTAAATGACGTTCCGGATAATTGTCCAATGTAACTATACAAAACGTTGTTCGTGAGACAAAACATATTAAAACTTGAATCATCGCGTCGAATACCGCTTATAGCAGAATTGCCCAAGGACACTCCGGCGCTATACGGACTTTTACCTGTTTCATTATCGATTAAATATGCTGCCGGATTCGATGAAGAGCACGCCAACATAATGCTATAGGCATCGTTTAATCTAAATACAGAAGAACGCCTAACCATAGATACTGTATTGAGGCGATTTTCAACATTTTCTTGTGCTACAACGTCTTTAGTTACATATTCATTTCCATAAACAGCGTCATCTCCGATTAAAGATGACGAGTCAATGATAATAGTCGGTAATATACCGATATCCGCACTTTTGGCATTATTGCTCATCGGTAAACCATTGCCGTAATAAATTCCGATAACATTGTAGTCCACTGCGGTATCTACAGTTCTTGTAAAGTATGATTTATACACACCGTTTAACATTGCAAGTCGACGTTGTGTTGCTCCATAAGAATCCCCATTTACATAGTAATCAAGCTTAGCCCCATCAGCTGACGACATGTGAGCATACATATCTGTAGTGCATCCCACTTCATATGCAGACAGCGTAAATACTTTTGTTTCTATGCCGTTTTCTTTAGTATTTACTGTTGTGGTTCCTGCTATACCATACGGAATTTTTACAGTTTTTATTTTCGACTGTATCGAACTATCAAATTTGTTTACATAGGTATTAAAATATGATAATATATCCGCATTTGGCAATGTTGCGACATTATCTGTATCCCAAGCAATAAGTTCAGAAATCTCTTTTCTTCTTAACCATGTGCCGTTACAGCTTTCGTCATAAATACTAGGATCCGGATTTCCCTGATGAACTACAATATAATCAACAGGTGTTCCATTTTCATTCAGCTGGACTGTAGAACCAACTGTAATATCTCCATAGGTTGTTCCAGAAATAACCTCTCTTTCTACATTTACAACATCACCAGGACGAATAGTTTCTCCATCTTTAACCATAATCTCCCGTATATCGGCAACCGGAAGGCCGCCAGCAAGAAGATCGTTAACTTGTGCTTGAGATGTGCTAATAAACGCATCTACTTCCGACTGTAATTCTTTTGTTACATCTTTTAATTTTGGCACTGGCACTTCTGTACCAGCTACCACATGGGCAACCAGTCCATCAACTGGTTTACCATTATTATCATACAATGACCCCACATTAACAACCGGAGAAATCGGTTCATCCGTGGTGGGATCATGTAACTGAACAACCTTTGTTGTATTAGGCATGTGTTAATGTCACATCCTCTCTGATTTGTTTATCTAAGCTTCTAATGTTCCAACTAAAATCTTTGCTACCGCATTATTTAACGCAATCTGCGAACTCATTGAAATCCATTGTTCACATAATTGAATATTATAATTGGTAGGTCCAGATGTAATGGTGAGTACGGGCACATCATTCAGATAGAAAGGGTTTACTATTTGAGTTCGCCCAGATTTATCTGTTATTAGAATTAATTCACCTTCGTTCAGTGTATAGTCAATGCGACGTGAACTTAAACTAGATGATGTTGTGTAACTTAAACGCGCCGTAAATTTCATCCAGCCGTCATTTCCTGCAGTAATTGGTACACTGACAGGTTGCATTATACATCTCATATATGATACCAACCTTTCTTGGTATCATATGATTTAACGGGTAGGAACCTAAATTTTACGTTTAGGTGTACCCCCCCCCCATTGTTTAAACGAAACATTCGTAATCCTCCTTATTTATAGTAACCGATTGCTACAGCAGTGTTTCCACCACTTTCGGAGTATGGCGTAATATATGGTATCCCGCCAGCATTTTCGTGCCAGTAAAATCCGGAAGAAGTATTCAAGGCGAAAGCTTGCCCATCCTTGATCTCATTAATTGTTACTGTGTGGTTCCAAGCGGAGTGCGAGATTGCAATATAATACCCTTCGTTTGGAAATAAATTTAAAAAAGAACCTCCGCTCGAGTTTGAAAGCGCAATATATGACACGTTTTCACAGACAAACTTGTTTACAGTAGGATAAGAATCATCTCCTACAGCCGGATTTAAATTTATCATTTCGGTTCTAACAATAGCGTTTTTATCTTCGGCGATGGTGCAGCCTCGTGTTACACATCTCATACAACCACCGCCCCATCGATGACATTCAATACAATAGCATTGCGCAACACGACCATGCGGATGAAGCTTCCGCCGTCAGTTTGTAAGTTCCTACGTTGTATGTTGGTTCCAGCATGTAACTGTTGTTTCCTCCAAAACCATCTATGCGAGTTAGTGTTCCGTCGGATTCCAAGCTGTATAGGGAAAATAATGCTTGCGATTTGCTGGTCACATACCACCATGTCAGCACAAGCGCTCGTATCCCACGAGCTTCGGCTGGAACGGTTAATTGCAATGTATCGTTTACTGTGTTGAAATCTACAGCTGTGAAATCGGATTTCTCCGTTGTTTGTCCTGGTGGCATGATGCACCTCATGTTCGGCACCGCCTCTCTGCAGCACCGTTTGAAGAAGCGTGCTTAGTTTGTGAACTAAGCACCCCCCCCCCGAGTATATAGGTTAACATCGATTTCATATTGCAATCCTCCTATTATTCATAATAACACACGACAATAGACGCTGGATGGCTAGAATAATATGATGTGATATATGGATTTCCTCCGTTTTCGTGCCAAACAACTCCTCCAACGTTTGTGTTAATCTGACACACTTCTCCATCTGTTAGCTCGTACAATTTAACAGTTGGTGTCATATTATATTGATACAAATACATCTTTTGTTGCGGATACAATACAAACAGTTTATAGTCGCCCATTAGATGAATTGCTGAAACATTGTTACAGCTTAATTGAGTAGTACCAGACAGCTCTAGCGATTCACATCGTACCACAATGTTTTTGTCTTCACTTGATCCGCCGCTCTGAAGTACGCTTCGCATCGTTAGACACCACCCTCGAAAATCAGCGTCAGATTTACGCCAGGTTTATTGGTGCTATCCCAACAAGTGGCAGTTAATGAGCCATTGTTTGTATCTACGTATGCGATATATGAATAAGCCGTTTGCTCATTCTTTCTAGTTGCAGCCGTAGTAGAATACTTCGGACCGATGTTAGCATATTTCATTGTAGCAGCGGCAACTGAACACGTCACGGTTTGGACATATGCACCATTAGAAACAGTCCATCCAGAAGACGGGAAGGTTACTTCTGCTCTGACCGGCTTTGCAACTTCTAAATTGGTTCTGGCAGTTTCAGCGGTTGTTCCGCCGGTGCCGCCGTGTTCGATTGCAACAACTCCCGTCAGATTCGATGCATCAAGACTGACTCCACCAACAGCTGAAGCAATGATCTCTTCTTTGGTGCTTCCACCGAGTGTAGTGGCATCTAATTGAAACGCTGGAAGTTCATCCAACGGGTCAGAGGTTACAATACACTTCGATAACGTCTGTTCTACCGTTGCACCATTTGGTCTCATAATTACGCCAGATTCTGACTCTAAATGAACAGTTTCATAAGAGCCATCTGCCGTTTTTCTATGAGCTCTATAAGTCACAGTAGGCATTTAGCCACCGTCCTTTCCTGTGTGAAAATCGGAATGACGAATTTTGAAAATTCAAAAAATATGGCCTTAAATGCCCCAACAAGGGGTTTTAGAGCAGAATATGCTGTGCCAAAAGGTAGGAAATTATAAGACCCAGTTATAGTCAAAATCGCTGGATCCTATATTGTACCAACAAGATGGATTGCTCC